GAAAGTGGATTCTTTGAACAAGGTAAAGAAGGAAGTTTGACTAAAACAATGTTCCTTAGTCAAAAATACTTAGACAGACTTCAAGGAGATACTTTGACAAAAGTTAAATTAGCTGCCAATGATTTTGTTATTAACAACATGCTGACTAATGCAAATGTCTACATGATGATTGCAGGAGATATAGCTTTATATTCTCAAGATAAAATCAGCAAATATTTTCAAGATGGTAAAGTGTATTTACCAAAAGAAGAATATGGAAACACAGCTTATGCAAAGGCTGTTAAAGAAGTAATCAGTGTCAATGTTGGTAAACGTCTGGCATTAATGCTTGCTCCAGGAAATAAAATTGCAAATTCCAAAGGAGAAAAATATACTCAGGTATTTTTCAATGATCATATTGATATTTCTTCCAACATTGAAACTTTGGTAGGATTATTTTATGAGAATGAAGATATTAGTTATGTAAGAAAAAAGATCAAGCAGTACAATGCTGACAAAACTTCTACAGGAAGACAGAGTATAGCTAAAGAACTTTCTGTTAAATATCCAGAGATAGCAGATTACTTTGATATTGAAGCAACAGATGCACAAGAATATACTACACTTTCTGAACATATTCATGTTCTTTATGGACAAGGAAGATTATCTTCAGAGCAGTATAAAACTATCTCTGACAAAATCAAAGTTCAATTAGACACAGAACAAGAAGGAAAAAAGATTCCTGAATCTGCAATGTTGAATTATAATGAACTTGCAATTGTATTACAACCTTTCAAACCTGTGCATACTGGATTTAAAAATGAAGATAGATATGACACCATGAGAATGGTTTATGTTAAGTCTTCAGCTTTCCCTTTAATTCCTCAAGTAACATTAGGTACTGAATTGGATAAGGTTAGAAGAATGTTAGAGAACTTTGAAAAGGTAACTGGTAAACATGTTAGAGCATCTTATGAAACTGCAAACAAAGTTGGCTCAGTAACTCAGTCTATAGCTCCTTTTAATCCTGATGGTACTTTCAATGATAAAATAGGAATGGAACAAATCCTAGCAGCTTCATTGACTTTAGATAGAGATAATTTTAGAATACAACAAGATGTACCTTTCAAATCAGATAAAAGAAAAGAAGATAAAATTTCAATTGGTACACAAACCTTGAAACTTTTATTTGGTGATGGAATGTTAGACATCAATGGATTTGAATTTGAAGGAAAAACATTAAATGGTAGAGAGCTTCATAAAAAATTCAATGATAACTTCAATGATTACATTGTAAGCAAGAAAAAAAGTTTATTCAATCAAATTGGTGTAGATAAAGATGGCTATCCAATTGATATTGAAACTACAATGACAAAGCTTCAAGACTTACTGAAAAGAGAGGCTATTGAAAGAGGTTATCCAAAACAAGACATTGAAGCTCTTAGATTATCTCCTACTTTAGATAGCCAGGGTAAAATTGTAGATTTGCAATTCAGCATACCATTATGGTTGTCTCCTAATTCAAATAGATATGAAGCATTATTAAATGCAATTGTATCTAACAAATTAGTGAATCTTAAAATACCTGGAAATGCTTTTGTTGTAGGTTCAGAAGCTGGATTTAAAATGACTGCTGATCTATCAAAAGTAAATCAGTCAAGAATAATTTTCACAGATAAATTTGAAGGAGAACTTAAAGCTGCTGAATTTTATGAAAATGGAAATTTGAAAAAAGCACAAATAATGTTGCCTTCAAAATTCAGAGATAACAATGGTAAATTAATTCAGTTTATTGATGATAAAGGTATACCTAATCCTTTATATGTAGAAAAAACTGAATCAGGAACTCTGAAATTAAAAGCTGACATGATAGATTCAGAATTACTGAATCTAACTTCTTTTCGTATTCCTACTTCTGCTCACGTTTCTATGTCTCAATTAGAAATTGTAGGAATACTTCTTACTGAAGTTGGTGACTTAATGATCATACCAAGAAACTTAACTAAACAAAAAGGTTTGGATTTTGACGTTGATAAAGAAAACACTTATCAATTAAATACTTTTATTGGAGAAGATGGAAAAATCAGACCTATTAACGAAGAAGATAGACAAAAGCTTTTAAAGATCGCAGATGCTAAAAATACAGAAAGTTGGAATGATAATAGTCCAGAAAGTAATTTGCTTAAAGCTATCTTTGGTGAAGACCCTGATTTTATTTTAGAAGATATTGAAGAAGGAAGTAAGCTAGATATTATCAATGAAAAGATTTCTCAAAAGTTAATGGAGAATAGTTTTGTTAGAGTACATAGTTCTGTTCTTTCAAATCCAAATAGAGAAGTTCAAAAGAAGATCAACAAAGTTCTATCAATGGAATTTGCAAAATCTCAAGCAGAGTTAGTGCAAAAAACAACTGAAGAAAATGTAGATACAACTTACTTCTCAATGTTGTCTGATAACTTCCAAAAAAATAAAATGTTCTTAGGAGCATCAGGTAAATTAGGAATTGGAGTTTATTCAAATTATGTTGTGTTTCATTCAATGGTACAACAAGCTCCTAGACCTATTCAATTAACTACCTTAAATGAAGAAGGTGAAAAGATTGCTAAAACTTTTGTTATAGGTAATCAAACTTCTAAAGGACTATTAGGAAGACAATTCTCTTTAGCTCCTGCAAAATATCAAAGAAACATTGCAGAAGCTTTTTCAGAAAGACAGAATACAGCTACTGATAATGAGAAAGAACAAATTATGGGTAGATTAAATGTCAATGAAGTTACAATTAATGTAGATTCATTAATGACTGCCCTGGGCTTTGATAAAGATGTTTTAGATGATGGTACTGAAGTTTCTATACCTTATCTTTTATTATCACAACCAATAATCAAAGAATTTGTCAAAGAGATCAGAAAAACTAAATCTAATACTGTTCAATATGACGGAGCTGCTGAAAGCAAAGTAATTGCTAAATTGATAGCTAAGTATGAAGTTTTAGGAGAATTTGATATGGATGAAAGCAAAAAATTGCTTACTGGTCAAAATCTATTTTCTAATCTTACCAATGCAAATCCTGCAATACAGCAAGCAGTGTTGAATACTTTCTTAGATATTAGAAATTATGCTACTACAATTAGTGCTGTACAAAGTAGATTGAACATTAATAAAAATGGTCTTGGTATCAGTTTCTTTGAGACTATTGACAAATACAATGCTGTTCAAAATTTACCTGAAAATATTATTGAAGGAGTAAATTCATTAGTAGGTGAATATTTCTTGATTGAAGATTTATCAGAAGCACAGATCAACAATTTAATAGCTGAAGGTGCTGTTAGAGTTGGTATATATTTAATCAAACCTAATAATCCTGTAGGTTCAATGTTAGTTCATTCAGTTCAAACTGGATATGATCTATGGAAACGTTATTTCCCTTATGGAGATAGAAACATTAGAATTGCTACAAACCAAATTCTTGGAGCTATTTCTAGTGAATCTACTTCAGAACAAAAATTAGTACAACTGCAACAAGACATATTCAAAGAACTTAAAAAATATGTTGTATCTTCTGAAAGACTAGGAGTATTTGAAGGAAACCCACAAGTAAGAAGAAAAGAATTATTCATTGATACAAAAGAAAATAAATCTTTAGCTAACTATACTAGAGAAATATTGAACTCAAAAGATTTGAAATTAGATTTCTTAAAGAGTAACAAACTTTTATCAAGATTCCAATTTGATATTAATACAAATGGTTTGCCTTCAACTATCAAATTTGATAATACTAAAGGAGAAAACTTTGATGAAGATTATTTGTACATATCATTAATTGAACTTTTGGAAGAGAATAGAATCCTTCCTGATAAAAATGGAAAGCCATATACTACTAGAGATTTAGCTCAAGAGTTGATTGCTTATAATTATTTAGAGGGAGGTATTCAAGAAGCTGTACAGTTTGCTAAATATATTCCTGTCTCTTATTTGAATGTAATTCCTTTTGCTGAAGCTTCAAGAAAATGGAACAATGATTATGCAAATAATATTTTTGGAAACATACTAGGTATAAAAGAAGACAATAGTACAAGTAGATTTACAAGACAGTATATTCAGCACAATCCACAAAGACTTGGCAAAATTGATCCAACTAAAAATATCATCAATGCAGAGTACGCTAATAAATCAAATAATGTAAAAGACTTGATCAGTTTTGAAATAAACAGAGATAGTTTAGATTTAGCTCAAATAAATGCTATTGGTGGTTCTGATTTTGTAGCCATCTATAATCCTGTTGTTAAAAAAGGATTGAAGAAATTCCAGGTTTACGAAAAAGTAGGAGATAGATATGTAAGAATATCAAGTTTAGGAATATTTGGAATGTCAGAATACTCTTTGAAAGATGAGAATGTATACTCTATTGTGAATGATAATTTCAAAGCTCCTCTACCTTCAAAAGGTATCAGTACTGAAGCTAGAGCTAATGCTGACATATTTGGTATTGAAACTGAAACTGTAACAGAAGTTATTGAGAGAATTTCAAAATATGATTTCAAAGAGAATCCACAATTAAAACAAATTGCAGAAACGATTAAAGGTTATGTTGATGGAGACTTGACAATATCTATTACAGATTTAGTTAATGAAAGAGGTGATAGAATTGCTAAAGGAAGACATAATAAAGGAAAAATAGATATTGATACTTTTTACTACAACACAGCTTCTAATGAAGAACTTGCTAAAACAATTTTGCATGAAGTGATTCATGGATTAACTACTGATTATGTTAGCAAGTATGTAGATAATGAAGGAAATTATATTACTGAAAATACTCCTAAAGAAATTATCAATTTAGTAAGATTGTTTAATCAAACAAAAGAAAAATTAGGTCCAGAAATTGAAGCTTACAAACAAAAAAGAGCAAAACAATTATCAGGACAAACTAAGGAGAAGAGTACTGAAAGAGAAACAACAGTAGCTTATGCTGGAACTAATGTCAGAGAGTTTATAACACTTGTTATGACAGAACCTAATTTCCAGGAAGAAATGAAGAATGTCAAGTTTAAAGATACTAATATGTCTTTGTATGACAAATTTGTTTCTATTGTGAATGATATAATGATTAAGATATTTGGTTTTGATTATGATCAAAATGGAATTACTGCTAAAGGAATTGAAGTAGCTTTGACATTGATAGACAAACAAGCTGAAATGAAAGAGAAGTCTAAAATAGAAGCTATGGAAGCAAATGATAGATTAGCAGAAGATTTGTTAAGTACTCCTTTTGGTGATGTAGTTCTTCCTACAGATGAAGAACTAAATAATTTGGAAGAACCAGATAATAATCCTAATTTTGAAGACCCCTTCAAATGTAAATAGAAAATTATGGCATGTGATAGTAAAATCAATACTCTCAAATATTTAAGAGACAAAGGAATCATAGATGATAAGAGAGTTATCACCAAAGGAAATTCTGATGAATTTGATAGACTAAATAATGTTTACACAAAGTATGCAAATGATACATACAATGTGAACACAGGTGAAAAATTATTTACTATTGAAAGAAAAGAAAATCTTACAGGAGAAACTATTTACAGAGTTCATCCAAATGAAAAAATGTTTGAGATGATTGACAAAGTTATCTTTGAAGAACAACAAAGAATAATTGAAGAAGATAATGCAGAGTCAATTGATTATATGGAAGATTATGAAGCTATTCCTAGTTCTCTGATCCCAAACTATGAAAAATATGTTCTCTACAAAAAGAATTTGAAATACAGGATTGAAAGCAGATTAAATAAGATCAAAGCTGATAAACAAAAATATGCTTCAGATTCTACCAGACTTAAAATTCTGGTAAAAATGGAAAATGATTTGAAGAATAGACTTGAAGGTTCTGAAGAGCTAAAACTAACAGGACTAAGAGAAGAAATTTCTGAATTGGAAAATGCTAATACTCTTGACAAATTGACTTTTTATGCTGAAAGAGATTTGACTAGATTAGAAAAATTAGCTGAATCAACCAATGAAGAAGATTTAGCTGAAGCTAGAGTGATTATCAGATTCTACAATGCTTTAGGAACTTTTGATGTCAAGGAATCTCATCCTGTTTTTGAGCTTGAAGATATTTTTAATTCTGATGGTGTAAATGTTTTAGACCCTCAAGTAATTAAATCACTGGAAGCTTTAAAAGAGAGAGCAAAATCTTTTGAGAATAAAATCTACCAGAAAGAAAAAATTGCTGTCACTGATGCTGTAAACAATAACAGAAAAATAAAAGCTTTGTATGGAGAGAAAGAATTTACCCATGAAGAATTATTTTTTAAAGAAGAAGGTTTAAGAGATGCAGCCTGGGTAGATATGTTTGTTATGGACATTACAAATGGAATAATGTCACATAATGGAATCATACCTCAAGTAATGATGAACACTATTCAAAATGCTTTTGAGGATAATCTAGTTTATGCAAAATCTGTTGAAGAAAGAGTAGCATTAATTCAAAAACAAGTTGAAGATGAACTCAAAAAAATGGGTTATGGAATTAATATTCCAGGACTTAAAGGAGTATCTTATGATATTTTCAGAGCTGTAGATAAAGACAATCAATTCCAAGATGGTGTAACACAAAGATACACTGCTGAATTTGCTGAAGCTAAATCAAGAATGCTTTATGATTTCAACAAAAAAATCAAAGAAGCTCAATTGATAGATAATCCAGATCAAAGAGCGCAAGCTATTGTAGAAGCTTACTCTATCAGAGATAACTGGCACAGAAAACATACTATTATAATTGATCCTAGAAAACTTCCTGAAGTTATCAATGATCCTTCAATGGCAAAATACAAACAGTTTTTTGATACTGAAAATTCAGAAGCTTATGTTGCCAACTTGAAAGAACTTTTAGGTGAGCAAGGTTATAAAGAAGAAATTGATAAGCAATTAAAACTTCTTAAAGAATATACAACAATGCTGGAAGTGTATACTGACAGTGTTATTGCAGAAGCTGGTGTTGCAAACTATTCAGACTTAGATAAGAATCATTTAGATAAAATTCTTCTTTGGGAAAAAAGAAACAGTCCTTTTGAAATGGTAGAAAATTTCAGAAAAGGTACATCTATTATGAAGGGCAATTTGAAACTTCATTCTACTATGCAGTACAATTATGCTGTTCCTAGAAAATTTAAAACTCATATTGCACTTACTCCTGAAGGAGCAAAAATTACAGACACACAAGAACCTACAGGCTATTATGATGAGAGATTTAAAATCATTGAAGCTAACCCTGTATTAAAAGAGTTTCACAATCTCTTAATGGAAGTAAATCAAAAGATTTTTGATACTATGCCTCCAGAGATGAGAAAGAAATTTAGTGCAAACTCTATTCCAGCTCTTCAGAAGAGTCTCATTGAAATATTATTTGATCCTAATGCTAACTTGTTTCAAAGGATAGCTAAAGCAGCCAGGGAGATATATGATAGAATCAGAGCATTGTTTGGTATGAATGCTCAAAACAATTTGAGTTATGCTTCTGTTGATCCTATTACAGGTATGCCAGAGTATAAAATAAATTCTCAATTTCTTCAAGGTAATAAAGAAAACATAAATGAAAGGTATCAACAAGAATTACTGAGATTCAAGTATGCCAATGGCATGTTAGCTACTACTCCTATCAGTAAGTTTGACACTTTTGATTTGAATAAATTAACTCCTGAAGCTATTCAAGTCCTGGTTGAAGCATTAAATGTAGAACCAACTATTTCTGCAATAATGAAAAGACTTCCTAGTGCAAATGCCAAAGAATTTGAATTAGGAAAATATTTGAAAAATGGTATAACACATCAAATTGTAGCAGAAAATTCTTTGGATTTACCAAAAATCATGAAGTTATACTCTTACTTAACTATGGAGTATGCTGCTAGACAAGAAGTTTTACCATTCATAGAAATGACAAAAAGACATTATGAAGAAATAAAACAACCTGTTGGAACTAATACTGGAGGTGTAGTTACAAATGCATTAAATAAAGATACAAGATTAAATGGTGTAAGAACTAATGCTAACAAACAAATGAACTCTTGGTTTGAAAGAGTTGTTTTAGGTAATTATGCTAGTAGAGATATTCTAACTGATCCTAGAGTAAAAAGAGCTATGGAAGTTGGAGCAACAGGAATTGATAAAGTAGATAGACTAACTAAAAAATTTAGACCTACTTTAACTGGAAAGATATTAGATTCTGAAGAAAAGGTATTAAAGAAGAAATTAGAAGTATTATTAGGTAATATCAATAAAGAATTAGCTTCAAGTTCAGATGAAGACAAGACACACATCTTAACTATTAAATCCAATGTTGAAGCTCAGTTAAGTAAATTGGGTAAAGATTTTTCCAGGGTAGCTACAATGGATGCAATCTTCAATTTCATCAGATTGAAAGGATTAGGATGGAATGTCTCTTCTGGTGTCACCAACTTCATGGAAGGTCAAATTGCAAACTTTACAATTGCAGCTTCAGGAGACTATTTTAAACCTGAAAACATATATGCAGCGAATACTATCATTAAAGAATCATTCTTAAAGAATGCAACTTTTGGTAAAGTAGTTACACCTAAAGCTAGAAAGGCTGCTGCTTTAATGGAGAAGTACAGAATTTTACAGGATGCCTCCAATGAACTTCAAAAAGCTTCCAGTAAATCTGCCTTCTCTAAAGTAGAAGCATTTGCACCTTATACACTAACAAAAAGAATAGAGTACTTAAATCAGACACCATTAATGATTGCAAAGTTAATGGACATAATGATTACAGGTAAAGATGGTACTCAGAAAAGTGTTTGGGATGCAATGCAACCTGATGGTAATTTATCAGAAAACTTTGCAACTGAAGAAAACAAAAAGAATTGGGAAGATGCAAATGGAGCAGATTATCAAGACTTTGCTTCAACTATGAAAAAAATGATTGTTAATGCACATGGAGATTATGATGCATTAAGAGGTAACATGGCTACTGAATCAAGTTTAGGTAAAGCTCTCTTGATGTTTAAAAGATGGATGGCTAGACAATTCTACCAAAGATTTGCTTCAGAAAAAGGTCAAACTGATATTGAGGTTGGAATCAAAAATTACAAAGGCAGATATAGATCACATACAAAGTCTTCAGGTTTCCTTCATGGAGCAATTATAGGTGGAACAGTTTTGGGTCCACTAGGAGCTTTAGGAGGTGGTTTAGCAGGAGCAGGAATAGCAAATTTCTATGGCTCCAGGACAGAATTAGGTTTCATACAAGAACTAGCCTTTAATGTGAAAGAATTAGGTCTTACTTTATTAAGAATGCCTGTTAACTCTATAATGGGTAAAGACCTCATAAAACACAATGATTATGAGAAACTAAAAAATGGAGATGTAACTGATAGAGATATTAGGAACATGAAAGCCAATATGGTTGATCTTGCAGTTATGTTAGGATTTTTAGCAATGTTGTTATTTGTGAAAGCTTTATTATGGGATGATGAAGATGAAGAAGGAGATACAAGAAGAAGAATGCACAATCTTTTAGCAAATAGAGCCATGCAACTTTCAGGACAATCTTCAATGTACATTAATCCTGTAGAAGCTTGGAAATCTACTGCTGGAGATTTTGCTGGAATCAAATTTGCAGCAGATGTAATAAAATTTGCAGAAGAAACTGTGGGCTTAATTACTGGAAATGATACTTACACTTCTGGCCCTTATGCAGGTCAATCTAAATGGATGAAACAATTTGAAAAAACATTTGTTCCTTCTGTTTTAAAACCAGGATTAGGTTTCAGCTCACAAATGGATAAACAGTTTGAAAAATCTTACTATGATAAATATTTCAAAGGAGATGAGGTACTAGCTGAAGAAGAAGTAAAAGTGTTCAGATCAATATACAGAGATGAATTGAAAGAACAAGGTGTACCTGAAGAAGAATTAACTAAGAGGGTAAATGATAAATATCCACCTAAGAAAGAAGATCAGACTTATCTAGAACTATTGGAACAATATAGTTTGGTAGAGTAAAATTTTTAGTAAGCCCTTTATTATTAAGAGGGCTTACTAAAATCACTTTTTATCAAATTCTTTTTTACTCCGTGTAAATCAAATACTGGTAATCGTCTTCCACAAGAAGTACAAAATCCTTCAGCAAAAACAAATTCATTATTGAATTGCTTTTTTAATTCTTCAGTCATTTTGTTTTGTAAACATTGTAGACAATTACTTTCAAAACATAATAACTCTTCTTCCATAATTTAAAATTTAATTAAAGAATATTGTATTCCAACTCCTACATAAAAATTAAACTGAACATCACTTGTAACACCTAACCCTAATTGAGGGCCAATACTAAAATGTTTTTTCTTCTGTGTAACTTGATAAGTTCTCAAAGAAGTAGTTTCACTATAAGGATTATGATTTGTTATTTCTACAAAGGATTTACTCTTCTTAAAAAATCCTTCTTTATCTTCTCCTAGGACTACTGAATACTTATTATAGACCATCAAATTATAAAATGTACTATCATTTCTGTAACCAAATTTAGTTTGAATCCACTCATTATGAATTTCGGCAATGAAGGTACTGTCATTAAATTCTGATGGTATTAATTTAGTCTGATAAACTGTATCAAACTTTGTGATGTTTTTGAAGATAGTTACACTACCTTGATTTGATAGCCAGGACTTATATTTTTCAACCTCCTTCTGAAGTTCAATAATTTCCTTATCCTGTAATTTAAGTTTCAAAAAATCTTTTGGATTAGTTGTTTCAATGATCTGAATTTTTGAATGACTCAAATTATTCTCATCTCTCCAAGTTTCCATTGTATCATTTAAAGCTTCAATCAATTCTTCATCCTCAGAAGATTTTATTGAATGACTAGTACAAGTTAGTACAGAGAAAATAAGTAGTACAATCAGCACACCTATTGTAATTTTCAGTTTCTTTTCCATAGTAAAAATTAAATAAGGGTTGAGATTTTGTTCTCAATCCTTATATTATTATTTCTTAACCTCTCCTCTTTCTTCTTCAGCATTATCATCAATTCCCACAATTTCATCATACCAAACAATTCCAAGAAAAACTCTTTTCTCTTTGTCTTTCTCGGGACTGATCAATTTCATTCCACTGGGTCTAGTATGCTCTCCTAAAAGAACTTTATCTCCAATAGTAAGAACATTTGGAGGACATTCTTCTCCTAATTGTTTTACAACAATTTCAGTAGAATAATTATATTCAGGTTCTCCTTGAACAATAACTGCTCTTTTAATTTGTGTTTCAGTTTTTTGAACTACTACTCTTTTTCCAATTGCTTTCATGATTAAATTTTAAATTGTTTCTTCAATTTGACCACTGACACTCATTTCTATAAATGTATTTGCTTCCACATTTACAGTTTTCTTGTCTGTTCCAATTGTAAAATTAAGTTTTATTTTATGATTTTCCAGTAATTCCCTGGAGAGTTTTTCAACTTCTTTGACTTTAGCTCTTACAATTTCAAGGTCTTCTCTTACATCTGCCATGATTAATTATTTTTAGATTCAACAATATGTCTATAAGGAATAAAACCTCTGAAATTTCTACACCAACCTTTTGCTGCAAGTGGTATTGAAGTTAATCCTTTCAAACTTCCAGTTCTTACTGTAGATGGAACTAAACCTTTTACATGTGTTTCATAATCTATATCATTCATAGCTTTAGCACAATGTTCCATAGGACTTGAATGAGGTGGATTTTGAGCAATTAATCTGTCATGGAGTTCAATCATTTTAGTGTAATCAATTTCTTTTTCTTCTCCTACAATAGTATAAGAAGTCCTTGCTGCCATAGCAGTAGAAATTTTTGCATATAATGGAATACTGTTATAGTGTTCATTACTATTTACACTTTTTATTGTAGCTTCAATATTAAGATTATCAATCTTATCTTTGAAAGGTAAATGCCATTCTCCAGCTAACAATTCTTTAGGTGTAGATTCATTAATTGAATCCCAAATACATTCAGCTAAAGCCATCATGTGAATTTCAGCTTGACCTTTATTTGCTAAAAGCCAATCTAATTCAGTAATGAATAATCCCTCAAATTTATCAAGTTTGTTATCCAAAATATATTTTAAAGCATCTTTTTTGCTTCTATGGATAACTCCATCTCCTAAATCATAAGCTGGACATCTCAATGCAAAGAAATTTTCCCAACCTTCTCTTGGACCTGTAATAAGCATAGTAGTCCACATATAAGTTTCTAAAGGTCTATTACAAAGTTGCTTTGTAACATGAGTAGAAGAGTTCATTTGTTCAGCCATTGCAACTGCATAATCTCTTGCTTTTAACCATTCTGTAGTAGCTTGTATAGAATAGCCAGGATCAAGATATTTTGTTCCTTGCATTCCTGAATGATCTTCTTGCCAAGCAATAGGTATAAATGGATTGTCTTTAATAGTTTGTACCATTTTACTAAATGGTATTGCCCTACTGCTAGAAGTGTTTTTACTTAACATTCTGTGTGTGTTAACTTCTGCCAAAATAATTCTTGGAAAAGTTGCTAAAATACTAATCAACTCATCTCTTTGTGGTGAAAGAGAATGAGCTACTGTTTCTGCTTTTATCATATCAATCTTTGTTTGTTTCTTTTTGTTTTAATAACTTTTCTTGTAATCTAATTATTTGATTTTTTCTTTTATTGGATTTGTACAAATCTCTCACTAAATAAACAAGAATAAGGTTACTAAATATTAAAGTATTAGTAAAAATTACATCCATTACTTTTGTTTTTGTGTTACATTTGGAGCAACATACATGTAGTACCTATTTAAAAATTCTTGTGTAGCTCTTTCATAACTCCAACATTCAATTTTAGATTCTAATTTGACATTATACCATTCAAAATCTAATGCCAATTTATCTACATCTTTTATGATTGAAGAATGAGGATATGGATAATCAAATTTCTTAGCAAGTATATGACTCAATCTATCTTCTATTTTTTGATAGTCAGGTAATAAAGATTTCAAAGGTTTTGGACAATCTCCTAAATAAGCTTCAGGTGAATCATGCATTAAAGCTTCAAAAGATTTTTCTGGTTCATCTATCAACCTATCATGACACCAACAACAATGTTGAGCTACAGAATAAGGTATGTAAGAATGACCTCCCCATCTAGGAATCCTGGCTAAAGCATTTGCAATATCTTCTATCAAAATAGAATCAGGATTCATAACTAAATAGTCAAATGTAGCTCCTGAAAAAGTTCTTATACTATTTTGCATAAGCTTTTTCTAATTTACCTACAAAAGTATCTCTTACAAATTTTAAAAGATTATTTGCATCATCAGCATGTATAGATTTCAATCTTAGTTGATCTTGTATCATAGTATCTGAAGGTATAGTGTAAACTTTACTATTTTCTGAAGCTATTCTGTAATTAATAATATCAAATCTTAGAATAGGATTATTGCAAGAGGTATTATACTTTTCTTTTAAAGCAGTTATTACTTTCCCATCTTTTGATTTCCAAAATTTTTCTTCAAATTGATCTTTTAAAATGTTTTCTTTCTTTTGTTTCAGTTCAAGTAATTCAGCCCTTATTTCTCTTGATGCTGCTTGATACCAATCTCTGTCTAATCTCATAGTTTTAGTTTTTTAAATAGTAAAGTTCTTTTTTTGCTCTTGTTCTTGCAACATATTTTAAGTTGCGTTCCTGGGTAAGTTGTTGTGTAGAAGAGGCAAATCTACTAGGTATCAAATCTTCATTTAAGATATACACTACATCAGATTCCAATCCTTTAGATTTATGGATTGTACATAACATAATTGCATTATTCTTAGATTCAAATATCTTGTTAATTTGAAGTAATAATCCATCTACAGTTCCTTCATCATCACAAAGATTCATTGCAGTCAAACAAAAATTATCATAGTTCTCTTTAAACTTGAATAACTGATAACTTTCTTCTTCTCCTTTTTGTCTTAATGCCATCATCTTATCTTCCATCTCCATTTTAGCTCTGGTTAAACTCATCTTTTTGTAAGGAGATAAAAATCTGGTAATTGAACCAATTATATCATCACCCTTAATGTAAGCTGATTTTCCAAGACTAATAAGTTCAAAAAATAATTTGATGAGAGGGCCAGAGTTTCTGCAAATGATCATTGAATTAGGTTTAATACCTTGAACCCATTCTGTCTCTTCTACTATACCATCCTGCTCTTTAAAAGCTTGCATAATATTGTAAACTTCATTAGCTTCTTCAACAATATTTGGAGGACATCTGTAACAAACATCTAAAGGTAATTCTTTCACATTTCCTTTCTCCAAGAAAAGATCAAATGAATTTCCTGAAGCTCCTGAAAAACCATAAATAGCTTGATTTCTATCACCTACAGCAACCCATTTTTCAACTCCTTGTGAAATAAGTTTATCAATCAATTTGTGTTGACATAAATTCAAATCCTGGCACTCATCAATCATCAAATAAGTAGGTCTAACTGGAATAGATAAATCTTCTATGACAGGTAAATAAATCATATCAATAAAATCAATGTCTATGAATCTTCCTTCATAACTTTTCTCTCTGATCTTGACAAAATTATCCCAAAGCTCTTGAAGCTGATCTATTTTAAGCATAGATTTATCCATACCTATCATGTGAATTTCAATTTCTTTAAGATCATTGGTTAAGAACAATCTTGAAATATCATTCATATCCATCAGAGTATAACCTAATCTAAGTTTATCTGTATAATCTATCTTGGAGATGATAGCTTTACATTTAACTTCAAGGTCTTTCCACAAATCCCAATTCTTACTTTTTACAATCTTGAATTTATGTCTACTTTTTATTGCAGATAAACCCAAAGAATGAATAGTCATAGCTTTTCCTTGAGCTAAATTTTCAGCTTCAAGTTTTGCCTGAATTTCTTCCTGGATAGATTTATTAAAAGCCAGGAAAAGAGTTCTATATTCACACCTTCTTAAAATGCCTAAGATGGTAGTGGTTTTTCCACTACCAGCTACAGCATTAGCAAGTATGTTACAATTCTCATTTTCCCAACAGTCATAGATAGCTTGTTGTCTTATACTTGTTGTCATTAGATAATATTTAGTTGTTTAATTTTTTCAATTAATTCATCAATAGTTCCATTGTTATCAATTACATAATCAAATTCATAATTATCAAGACCAGTTTCAGAAGGATGAGCATCTACCATTAATTCTTCTCTAAAAATTCTTTGAGAATCTTCTTTAGTTTGACTTCCTGAAATATATATAATTGTGCCTAATCCATCATTAGTATTACTCCAAACATGAGCATATCTCTCTTCATCCCAACTATAATACTCTCTATTGACTCTGATCAAAATTCCACCTCTATCTTTAATAGCTTTAGCTTCATTATGAAATCTACAATCAGTTATTATCCAATTTGGGTAAGCTTCTGGATTTTCTTTATCTAATACAGTTCCTCTACCTTCTATGTAATTTTGATTATGGGTTTTATAATCAGCAAATAAAGCATTTACCCAAACATTAGGATGTAATACATCTCTCATTACATTAGTACCTATGACTTGTAGTAAATGTCTATAACTAACACTTTCACCTTCTTTCAAAGTAATAAATCCTTTTTGTTGCCAACCTCCTCTTCTCCATTCATCAGGTAAAGGTTGTTTTTTGAAATCTTGACTTTCAAAATTTTCAACAGGAACACCAGTTAATAAAGAAACTGTTTGTTTGAGTTTATCAGCACATTTTTTGATTTCATAAGTATATTCTGAATCACCTATTCTTGCTTCACCTTTAATAACTTTATTGCAAAGAATTTCTGGTGTTCTGCAAAAAGGTGTATCTGCCTGTAGTTTACAGTAGGTGAGAATCCTTATGATCTCACCTACTGTATCTTTTCCAGAACCTATCTTACCACTAATCCCTATGAGATTGTGCTTGATATTTCTATCCATGACTTGTTATATTTTGTGTTAAACTCCTTTGAAGAAGTTTTTGAATAATTAAAAATCTCTTGAATCGGAAAACATGGAAAACTATATTCTCCATGACTTTTACATTCCTCTTTTGTTAAAGAATATTCAAATTCTCTGTTTATGTAAGCTACATAGTCTAAGAGTGCATCTTCAGTTTTATCCAAAACTCTTAATGCTTTCTTTCTATGCTCTTCTTTAAACAGTAATTCTTTATCTTCATTAGTAAACATTTTTGAAAAATGGCCCTTTAAAAAATTTGAATAAGCCACTTCATACTTTTCTGGAAACTTCAATACTACCATGTGTTTCCTACTGTCAAGTTCAATTCCTGACACATAATCTGTTACATAATAAGGCTCATTTTTCAGCCAATTTAGAAAAGGTTGAAAATATGGTTTACTGTAAACCTTATCAAACATAATATAAAACAAAGATTGTTCTGTCATTACATGTCCATGAAGATTTGCATCATGGATTCCTACAGCAAATTTGTACAATTGGTTAAACTTATTAATGAAAGTTTCTCCATAAGCTGTTAGACAAGGTAGTAAATAAATCTTTGTTTTATTTTCATAGAATTTACCTACCTCTAGTTGCATGGTGTTAATCCTTCCCAAGTTATTTCCATGATACCATCTCTTTCAGCAATCTCTTTATCTTCTTGCCATCCTTGTTCTTCGTAGAATTTATAGTCAGCAATCAATTGATTAATTCCCATGATTTCATGCTGGATATTAATATCAGCAGTCATTTCGGGATGGAAGAAGTTAGTGTCAATTAATTTTACTGCTGGTCTTCCTTGTTGACCAATTTTGTACAATTGATCATTAACTACAAATATCAAAGGTTTACCTGGATTTGTAGAAGATTCAACTATAAAACTAAATTGTTTTACAACTTCTCTGGTGACATTAAAATGACTCATTAAAGCATTTGTATACCATACAGCTTGAATGTCATATCTTCTTGCTTTCAAACTTGACAAGAAATATTTTGTAGTTCCTGCCATTGTTTTCAAATCATAAGGAAAGATTTCAACAATATTTCCTTCTTCATTTCTTACAACTACTACTAAATCCAATAAAGCTTTACAATCAATTCCTTCATACTCAAAGTAAATAGGAAGTTGATAATAAAACTCAATGTTAGTACCCATTGCAGCTTGACTTTCTCTGTCAAAAAATCTTTTTGTTCTTCTGTTTAATCTTAAACTATTAACTATGTTATGAATTTTTGCATTCTGTTCTGAAGACAAAATTTGTTTACCATAACTAGCTTTTAGATCATTAAAATAATTACTGCAAGCATCAATTATCTTAGCAACTTTAGTTTCCATTTTCCAATTTCTTTGCCAATCATGATTTTCAATTGCTATCTTTATCATGTCTTCACAATCTTTCAATTCAATTGTATTTTCTGATTTCTCAAAAATACCATTGCCAGCTAATTCGTCATAAACTTGCTGTGTCATACTCATCTCTACATCTGAAGGTTTTTTATCCAGTTGTGAAGTGTAGTACTGCTTTTTAAATTCTCCTGCTTCTCCTGTTAGTATGCAATCTACAGCAGAGCCAATTATAAAGTGTTCTTTTTCTTCATAATGGAGTTCTTTTTCATCTTTGTCCTGGTTACTCAAAAAGCTGTCAAAGCCCTTTAATAATCCTTTTAATGTTGATTGTCCTAATCTTGGAGATTCAAAATAAGCTTTAATTTGTGGCTGAGGAGTTATATTTATTCCCATTTTATTTTGTTTATTAGTTTTTTAAAATCTTGAATACTCATGGACACAATTTCATCATAATCATTGCGTGTTCTTTTTCCTTGTTCCATTTCTTTCCTATGAATTAGGATTAATGGGTTATTGTGTTCTGATGCTTCTTTAGGAAACTTCAATGTAATAGTTTCCTTGATCTCATACAAAACTTTACTGACATTCATCCCCTTATGTTTACCTGCTTTAATTTGCACATTAAAGGGTAAATTAATAAGATCAATACCAGCATCATCATGATACCTACTTCCTTGTCTGGCTGTAATACAGTGAGTGAAGCCAAGCTCCCTAAAGAACTTGGCATACTCCCTCTCTGCATTTGAACCTTTACGTTTATTAGTAGCACCTACGCTTCTCTTTGCCATTTAGGTCAATTAATTTTTAGATAAATACTCTAAAACTCTAAATCCTGATCTTCAGAATTACTTTCTTCTGGAGTTGAATTAAATTCTTGTAAAGGCATTGTACCTAATGAATTGTCAAAATTATTCTGACCATCCATTTCTTGTAAATTCAACATTCCAGAATCCATTGTAACTGCTCTTGTTGAACCTATTGAATCAGTTATCATAAATGAATTAGTAGTAGTATTTGATGAAGTTACAATTCCTCCACTGCCATATAAATTTTGTGAAACAAAATTGTCAACAGCAGTATTAATAACTGAATCCAATACAGTTTGTTGATCTAAATCATAAGGAGATGCTGATCCTCTTACTACTTTTCTTTTAATAGTAACTGGTTCTTCTTTAATTCTCTCAACTTCAATAACTCTAATTTCAACATTAGGATTTTGTTCTAAAACTTGCTGCTTGTAAGCTTCAGGATCAAATGTATTATAAAAGTTTTGCACACTTTCATCAAACATATTTCCCAAACTTTTCACATCTTCAAAAGTTAATTTAAAGCTTCTTCTGTAAAGTTCACTGAAGATTTTTTCAGATTTAGTAATCACAATATCTATCTCTCCTGCTACCAAATCTATGAACTCTTCTTTTAACTTAGTGTAAATAGTCTTGTAGATAGGATTATTTTGAAATTCTACTGCTATGTATAGCTTCAAAACTTTCAAATCAAGATTCTTTCCTCTAAGGAATATTCTCTTAGAATTAGTGGTCAAAGTTAACAGAATTTCTCCTGTAGAACTATAAATTTCTCCCTTTCTGAAAAATATAGAATGTTCAACTTTTTTTACTTTGAAAAAATACTGACAAAGCATATCATAGTACTTAAAATTAGCTAAGAAATCTGCAAATCTTCCAATACTATTATAAACTTTAGCTTCTCCATTAGTGGGAATATGATTTTGAATCACAAACCCACCATCAGGTAGATAGACTACATCTTCTCTCAAATATTCTTCTGAAAGAAAACTGATAGGAAAATACTCATCTTTGAAAAAAATCAAATAATCAAGTTTATGTCCATTAGAATAGTAATCTTTTTTTCTGTAAGTTTCTGTCCTAAAAAATACCATAAATTAAGTTATTAAATCTGTTAGTACTTGAGGTATGAAAAATTCATAGTAAAAAGGAACTGTCCTAATTAACTTTCTTTCATTGATGTTAGAAATATGGTTAGTGAAAAATCCTGTCATTAAGGAAGCTATTAAAGCTGCTGAATGAGTAGTTGATCTTAAAGTACAAGCTGCATCTTCAACTTCTGAATCATCAAATAAATATTCTTGTTCATATCTATCCATGTTTTCAGGAGTTACACAAAGAATTTGTACTTGCTCCATAGTAAGTCTACCATCAATCAATAATGGTGTAACTGAAGCTCCAGCATGACTTTTCTTCCAAACTTCAAATAAATCTCTTCTGGCTTTCATGTTATCAAAAGCAGAAAAAGCAAAATGATGATGTGGAGTAGTGCCATCTACAGGAAGAACAAATCCAGAAATATTTTTATTAGAAAAAGTATTGATAATATCTGCTGTAGCTTCTACTTTAAATCTACCAATATCTTTCTGTCTAAAAAGCTGTCCTCCTAAATTATGCTCTTCTACTTTATCAAAGTCATAAACTATAGGTTCAAAACCAGCTCTCACTAAAAAGAAACTTAACCAACTTCCAATTCCTCCTGCTCCACCTACTATTACTCTTTCAGCAGTTTCGTTAAACCAGGGAGCATCTTTAAATCTACTTGATTGTATAATACTAGACTGTGTGTTCATCTTTCTCTAATGTTAAAATCATTTTTTTAAAACTTGAAACCATTGGAGCTAACCAAGGAAAACCTACTTCTTCATTCTCTAATACTTCAAGAGTTTCTTCCAGAATACTAAATAAATGATCTTCTCCTTTACCTTCTCCAAAGATCATTTTGAAACAATCTCCAAATTTGGTCATTGCTATTTCAGCAAGTTCTACTCCATCAACTACTGTTTCTTTTAATGCTTCAATTTCTTCTAAAGTGCCTTCCAAACTTAAAACTTCTAAGTCTGCAATATTTCCACCTCTTAATAAACTGACAATAAACATTTCAATATCAGTAGAAGTATCAGAAAAACCTTTTCCAAATCCAGGTGTATCTTCAATATGACCTCCAAACCAAGTAGTACTTTTAGCAATTGCTTTATCTAAAGCAGTTTGTTTACTAGGATGTTGCCATACCTTACCATTACCATTATGTCCAGGAGTTTTCCATTTGTTTTCATGTTCTACTTTTCTGGCTTCTTCTGCTCTTTTTTCTTTGTCGATGATATAAGCTACTTGAGCTGCAAAACTTTCATCAACTGTAATTTCTTCTTTTGGAGAATCTATTTTACAGTCAATTAAAAATAATTTTTCATTGTCAATTTTAAAAGCCATTTCTTCAATAGTATAGGGCTTTCCTTTTTCATCAAAAGCAATATATGGTATTTTTTTAGTTGTAGTTTGCGCTCTTGCTACAAAGGCTATTTTAGCCATGAAATCCATGTAATTATTTACAATGATTGAGAAATAAAAATCATGTGAAGGAGCATTATCATGTAACTCTTCCATATCTGTTCCTGAAAAGAAAACATTCATACTATTGTGACTATGAATATGTCCTATTTTCCATTTCATTGCATGTGGATTAGCTTGCATATAATCTATGTGAGCATCTTCATAACCTGAATTGTCTCTTTTAGGTTCATTAAAAGAATAGCTTGTGAAAGTTTTATTCCCTTTGTTCATTGGAATAATATCTTTCAAAATTAATTGCAGAGTATCAAGTTTTTTGATACTACCTACAACTTCATAAAGAATAATACCAGACCATTCTACTTCAACAATATTTTTGCACAGGTATTGTATTTTATGCAATACATTTTTTGGCATAATTACCTTTGATTGAAGATTCAATTGCACTTCTTTGAACTTGTTTTTTGTATAATTCATTTTCAAATTGTTTTTTAACGTGATTTAATAAAGAAGGGTGTACTGTAAAATCATTAGGATCAACTGCCTTCCCCCTATGTGCAATTATCTTAAATGTTATTTGTTCTCCTCTTATGTAAGTATAAGGTAGAAAACCCTCAGAGTGACTAAGCATTGAATTTAATTCCTTTTGTGTGTAGATAGTCATTTGACCATAGCCTCTGTAATGATTTTCATGTCTTTGTACAAGAAAAGTTGATAGTAGATTTTTCTTTCTAGAAGTTATTAAAAGATTTTTTACAAATTGAATAAATTTTTCATCAACCTTTATAATAAATCTATCTACCATAAAGTTGAAATTTGCTTCTATACGATAGTAATTATTCATAGCTTCTTTTATTGCAGCTTTGTAATTCTCCATAATTTCAGGATTCCATTCTAAAGGTATTTCTGAACTATTACTTTCAGTGATATTACTGATGTACATATAAGGTCTTCCTTCAATAGATTCCCATTTAACGAAACTCTCTACAGTAAGTAGATACAAATTGAATACACTTGCATCAAATCCTTCTCTTAATATAGCTTGCAAATCATTTAATTCATTACTACCTGTACAAAATTCTTTAAGTTTATAAGTTTCATTGTAAGAATTTACATAAGTACTACTTAAATGTGAATGAAGATACTGACAATGATGTTCTACAGCAGTTAATTGTCCTCTAGTTCCCATAGGTGTTCCAGGCCAATAAGATTTTATCCTATAATAATTTTGTACTATATCACTACTCTCAGTATGATACAATCTAAAAACATAGAACAACTCTTTAATCAAATGAGAACCATTTTGACTATTTGTAATATTGACTTCTGGAAATCTAATTAAAAATAAAGGTTTTATAGCTATTATACGACGCACATCTCTTTCTTCTTCTTCATCCCAATCATCTCCTATTTCATATTCTAAATGAACTTCCCAATTTCCTGGAAAATTAAATTCAAGAGAAGCCATTATTCCATTCATTGTGTTAATGAATAAATTAATATCATCTCCTAGAATATATTCTGGTGGTACACCATTATTTTCTACTTTACCTTTTAGAAACATTTTTGTCCACCAATCAAGGTTTCTGGTTAAGCCATTCTTAACACATCTTCCTAAGTACCTTCTGTGAGGACAGCCTGTTTCTAACAGACTACTGGTTTTTATTGTATTATTACTCATAGTTACTAAATTAAAAAAGCTCTGTACAATTAAGTACAGAGCTTTTTAGGTTTAAAATAATGGACTACTAGAAATCATTAAACTCTCTAGCTAATTTTTCTTCTTTTTCACGAAGTCTTTGTGCTTCTGCATCTTCACTAGATTTTGCTTCTAATGCTTCTGGAGAAAATTCTGCTGCAAATTTGTCATAACCAGCAAGAACTTCAGAAGATACTCCTGCATCTTCAAGAACTTGTCTTGCATCAGCAAATGCATCATCACTTACTTCTGTTGCTTTAACTTTTTCTGTTGTGGAAGTCTTTTTTTCAGCTTTTTTAGATTCGGCAACAGTCTTAACAACTTTGCCTACACCATTATCTGTTTTCTTTCCTGATGGTTTATAAGAGTTAATCAACTCTACAATTTCTGGTGTAGTAACTCTTGTCCAATTCCCTTTTGAATTGATATGAGTTCTGAAATCTTCTCCATGCTTTTCAGTCATTTCTTTAACAACAGCATTTACATCACTTCTTTTTGCATCTGCTTTTAAAGTTGCTCCAGATTTTGTTTTTACTGGTCTCAAGAAGATGGTATAATCTCCAGTTTGAAGAATAGCATCATCTCTGTCAAGACTGTTTCTTGTATTACCACAAGTTGCAGCAAGATTTCTGAGATCATAACCAGCTTTTTCTACTTGTGGTTTTAGTTCTCCCCAGGTTGTTGCTGTGGTTGTGATTTCTTTCATTCCTCCTTTGGTGGAGTAAATAGTAATAACTCTTTGATCGCTCATAATTTTTTTAATGTTTTTCGATGAGATAGCTTTTTCTCATCATTTAATGTTTTGAAATTTCAAAAACTCAATAAGTGTACTTTTTCCCATTTGCTTCATTAAGTCTGCTGGATCAGTTATATCCTTCTTAACTAATTCAACATCTAAATGAACTTGTCTTGCTTTATTTAAAACCTGGCTATTAATCAAATTAACTACTTTATTTGCTGCTTCAATGCCTGTATTATCATTGTCAAAAAAGACAATAATTTTATCAAATCTTTCAATCAAGTTAGAAAGAATTTTCAATGAAGGTATCATACCTTCATTCTGGAACCAAACTACATTTAGTCCTTGATTCTTCAAAACTCTATAATCTTTGTAAGATTTAGTAATCAACAATTGTCTACCATAAGGTACAAGTTTGTTGATTCCTCCAACAGCATTTTCATCGCAATTAGTAGAAAACCTAAATTTCTTTTTTTTGTAAGGCTGATAAATTTTCTTTTGACCATCTTCAAAATCTGTATAAGCATAAGTAGGTTTATTTACCTTAATGGTAATATCTCCTTTCTTAGTACCTAGCATTTTGAACATGCTTATTGGAAAAACTTTATCTTCAATTAATTGTTCTTTTGTTATTTCAAGAGGTTGCCAAAATTTCCTATCACTATCAGTGAATGGCTTTGTCTTTACTAAAATCTTAATTTTATTTTTTACAACTACTTTTCTTTTAGAAACAGCAACATAGGTTTTTATATCATGTTGTATTCCTACTTTATCAAGTAATGTTTTCTTAACAAAATCAAGAGTCTTGTAAAAATTAGGTAAATTGAAATACTGTTGAACAACATCAAAACAATCTAGAGGTCTGTCACCTCTTCCAAAATCTCTGAACATTAGTTTACCTGTAGTAATATCAGTTTCAAACCAGCAACCAGGATTAGTATCTATCCTCAGTGGTGACGTTATATATTCAAATTCTACAGGCTTAAATTTAAAAACTAGTTCAAAAATATCTTCTTCAGTAACATACTCTAGTAATTTCTGCTTACTAATAAAACCCAATTCTTCAATATCATCAGTAGTATGTGCAAATTTACTCATAGAATTAAAGAATTGGGTTTCAGATTATTTTACCAAGTGGATTTTTTTGCAGCAGCACCATTTTCTTTGAAAGGAAGATCATCGGTGTTATTATTCATTCCTCCTGAAGGAGCATCTTCTTGACCTTCTTTCTGTTGTTTAGCTTTGTTAGATTTCATGTAATCTTCACTTCTAGTAAAAGGATGTTCATTACCAGCAGCATCAACATAAGTTAAACCTTTTTCATTTTTAGCAGTCCAAGCTCCTTGTGGTTTAACATGAGGACAAAGGAATCTACCACCTTTCATATTTTTAGCAAGGATCAAGAAAGTTTGAGTATTTCCTTCTCCAATTTGCCATTCCCATTCAAGGAATACATCTACAGGTTTTGTTCTGAAATTATCAGAAGGTAAAGATGTCATAATTTTAGCCCAAGCTGCAAATGATGATGGAGGTGTAGCTAAAGCAGTTTTGATCTGATCATCAGTAACACCTAAAGCTTTTGCAGCATGTGTAACAACTGCCATTCTTTGTTTCAATTCTGCATTGTAAAGTTCTGCATAACCTTCTTGATCTGGAGAAACTTTTTCATTGTTTTTGTTATACAAATCTCCAGTGATGTCATAGATTCTTCTTCTGAACTCTTTTTGTTCAACCATTACTGTAATATCTACAGCATCTGCTGCTGCTCCATCAGCTCCAGCAGTAGGGTTATATTCAAAGACGGTGATAAATGCCTGATTTAATCCAAATCTACCACCAGTTTTGGTTTGTAAGCTTTCATCGTTATCACTTACATAACCAAATCCTAATTTCTCTGTCATAGTAATTATATTTTATATCTTATTCAATTTAAAAACTCGTCTAAGTAATAAAAATTACCACTGAACCTTAGATGGTTTCTCTCCAGCTTTCTTTTCTTCTGTTGCTGGAGTTTCTTCAACTGCATTTGCAGTTTCTTCTTGCTCTTCTTCCTCTTCAGCTTCATTTGAATTTGAAGTTGTGTTAGTAGCAGTTGCAACTTCAGCTTCTCCTTTAACTAAAACAATTTTTCTTTTTTGTTTTCTTGATTGAGGTTTTCTGATACCTTTTAGTTCTTCATTTTGAAAAACAACTTCTCTGCATTCTTTCAAAGTGATTCCTAACTCTTTAGCAATTTCTTTTCTGTCTTTTCCAGCAGCTACCATTGCTTTCACAGCTTCAATATCAATCTTCAATTCTTGTTCTTTGTCTGACATAATTTGTTTGTTAACATTAACATTATAAAATATAAAACTCAATCAAATAATTCATCATGCTGTTTTTTAAGAGCATCTTCCTTATCCTTTAATCTCTTTTGTTCTTCTTTTTTGTAGGCTCTTCTTTCTGCAATTTTACCTCCAAAGAGATAAAAACAAGTGACAGCTACAAGAGTACCTATCACTCCAAGTAATATTGCACCAGTGTATTCCATAATTAATAGTTTAAAATAGCGTCTCTGATTAATTTGTAATCATTTGGAATCTTACCTTCAAACAATCCCATAGGACTTCTTGCAGTATTATTGCCATCATTTTGAGTATGGAGTAGATATTCTCTCTCTCCAGATTCTCCTTTAGTTTCTACTCTAGCATACATAACAGTTTCAAGTCTTCCTTCAAGCTGCATATTGGTAGCCATATTACCTAGAGTTTTTAATCTAGATTTTACTTCATTACCATCTTTGTATGTTTCAGTGTGTCCAGTTAGAAAAGCTATTCTATCTTTTTCAAACATGTCTTTTTCAATACCTAGTTTGATGTGATCTAGAATTTCTTTGTAAGTTTTAGGTATTAAATGATAAGGAAGTTTTGGTTCAGTTTTCTTGCCATATTCTTCTCTACCACCTATCCAAACAGGATTCTTAGCATCAGCATTAAACCAGATATTTGTACCTGTTTCTAATGTTCTCATACCAGAAGATTTTCCTGTACCTGGATCACCTAATATCAGAACTATTTCAAATCCTAAGTTAATAAGATCATCCATAAAAGTATAAATGGCTTGACCATAATCCTTCCATTTATCATGTCCTGGCTTCTTTTTGTCTGTCATATATTGTATAGTCTGAATACCTGTTAAGGTGTCTACACAAATTGACTTGACTTTTATTATTTCACCCATTGTAATTTGTTTTTGCTATTGTTTAAAAGGTTTAAAATTCTTCAGTCCTCCCATCATGTTTGTTCTGAAATGTTGAGGAAATTCACAATGCCTACTTTCTACTAAATGAATAGTTCTTAATCCAGGGTAGATCAGGTTATCTTTTGAATCCTTAATATCTAAACCAAAATGTTTTTTGAGGTTGTAAATATCATCATTAGGATTCATCATCGTAAATACAAAATCAGCATCTTCAGATAAATTTCCTGTGTCTTTAATATCATCTGAAGTAGGGTACAACATATCTTTAGCAAATCTTAATCTGTCTTGATCTGCCATACTTCTGTTTGTGTGAATAATATCAACAAAAGTAAAACCACACCAGTTTCTCAATTCAACTTGATATTCAATGTATTTATCCACTGTTTGTTTCAATGTAAATCCTCTTTCAGGTAGTAATTTTCTTAAATGGTCTGTAATAACAATAGTATATTTGTTGGGATTACTTGGCTTGTAACCAATTATTCTTTCTTTTTTATCTACTGTAGGTATAGTAAGAAAATTGCCATACTTCATTGCATGTCTTTTCAAATACTTATACAAACCTGTTGGATTATCTTTCTGATCTACAAAAGTAATATAACCTTTCTTAATTCTTATTCCCTTCTCATCAAATTCTCCAAAAAAAGGAATGATTCTATTTTGATACAACTCTTTGATAGCTTCAAAGACAGAATCTTTGACTTTGATTGTATTTCCATTATCATCCTGTAATCTTCCTCTTAAATAATCGGGAGTTAAAGATACTACATTTTTTCCATCTTTAAAGACTCCTTCATCTAATTTAATAGTTTCAATTCCTTTATCAAGATACAAAAAATAAGCTAGAAAATCAAATTCTTTACTGACTCTATCTAACTCAAAAGAAAAATAAATAACTTCAATTGGAATATCTTTTTTGTAAGCATCTAAAATAGGATTTATAACAAAGCTATAATCTGCAAAAGTAGATTTACCTGCTTTAGACTTAGCAGCAAGACCATATATTCTTGATCTTTGCACTCCATTGATAGCATTTGATACATTCATCAAACCTGGACCCATTGAAAGACCTCTATTTGCTCCTGATTGGCCTTTTTTGTACTCTTCGATTAAATTCATTATTGCATAGTATTTTGTACACTATTTCTTCCTTCAGAAGCTGTTAGACTAATATCATATTTTTCTAACCAATCTTCTAAAGTTGATTCCTTTACAGCTCCACTTCCTTTTTCAATAAAATAATGAGGAAACTTTATGTATTTTGCATCTGTATTTAACAGGTACATTTTTGTAGCCTCTATCACATCCTCTTTTCTCCTGTGAGGATTATTAGCAAAAAATTTCTTCATTCTAGCTGTAGTTTCTTTTACTTTACCACTTCTAGTAGAGTTTACAGCACTGAACAAAGGAATAAATTCTGTCTTAACCCAATCAAAAGCAACTTCAGCACCTTTGTACAGAGGGATGTTCCATTTATATCCCTCTGTTTCCGAATACTCTACTATTTTAGTAGCATTAACTCTCAATCTAATACCTTCAGGAATATATGTAGGTCTGTGACCATAATATACAGCAAGAAGATAACCTAAACCATCATCAGGTAAAATTTTAAATTCTTTGAGGATTTCAATTATTTTAGGATTTATTTCCATTCCAAGTTTTTTTAAATTCATCAAAATCTAAAAACTCAATTTTACTTTTATCAAATCTCTGCAAAGTAGATTCTATCCATTTCACATCTTGTGTTCCTAATAAACAAATCATCCAAATTGTAGCTTTGTAATCAGGCTGATCTAACAATGTCCTGGCGATTTTTTGAGATGTCAATCCATTATTATCAGAATCTCCTTGCACTACAACTAAATGATCTATTGCTTTGTAAGTAAATCCTGTTCCACCACTATTAACTAGAGCAAGACTGTTAATTTTTCCTTCCTTAAACAATATCAAATCTTTATTATCTGTTTTACTGTTATAAGTGAATTGAGATAACTTTTTTGACTGTTCAATAGTTGCAGAAAATATCAATCTTCTTCCTCCTAAAATACCTAGTAGCTGTTGAGCAACTGCAAGTTTTGCAGGAGAATTTTTTATTGCTCTCATTCTATTAAGTATCTTAAATTGTTTGTTTTTACCAGTAGCTTTATCAACAGCTTTAGTCAAATACTCATAGTTAGAAACTTCTGAGGTCAAAAATGGCTTCTCCTTAGTACCTGCTGTTAAATTTCTGGTGGTACTCATTCTGGTAGTTATAACATTGATCTTGTAATTGGCAAGTAAACCTAAATCTACTGCTTGTCCTAAACTCAATTCATAAATAACTTCCAGTTTTAAAAGAGTAAATATTTGATTTTTCAATCTGTCTTTTGAAGCTGTACCTGTCATACTGATAATAGTATGTCCAACTAAACTTTTGTTGAATAAGTTCACAACATTATTAGGAGTTGCATGTTGATCTTCATCTAAGATGATCATATTATAAGTTCCTGTAATAGTATCTAAACTTTTCCAAGTTACAGTAGTCAATTTGTTGAGGTATTTTTTTGCTCCCCATTTTTCAAATTCTTCAGGAATATCCACTGTAGCTAACTCAGCAGAAGGTGTAACCCATAGAATAGAATTTGGCTCTTCTCTTTTGATCAAATCAATTCCAATTTTAGTTTTACCTATTCTTGGAGCTAATAATAATCTACCTGAAGGTTGAGGTGGAAGAAAATCTAACACTTCTTTTTGTAATTGGGATTTCTCTGCATTTGTCATGACTTAAAATTTTCAGGGTTATATACTAATACTATTAATACATGATATAACACAATTCCTTGAGGTTTTGTTTTATACATAGAATCAAAAAGTTCATTTCCTTCATTTAGTAATACATGAGGAATCTTACCTTGATCTAAGAATCTATCATATATTTCATTAAGGTCAGGAATAGTATGACCTACTGGAGCTGCTATTGCAGCAATTTCTGTAAAGAAGTTGTCTAATGGCATTCTGCATAATTTTTACCAAAGTTGCTACTAATTTCTATTTTCACATTCAATTGAAGTTCTTCATTAGCTTCAATCATAGCTTCTTTTAAATGCATAGCTACTACAGTTTTAAATTCCTTTTTGTACTGTATCAAAAGTTCATCATGATATTGTAGTAGAATTTTAATTCCCATTGGATTCAATCTTCTTCTAACATATTTCATCCAAGTGTCAAAAACATAAACTCCAGTACTCTGATTCAAAGTACTAAATCTATCTTTATCTTCTTTTAGAAACATCCAAAGACCAGAAACAGGATTGTATAACCAAGCTTGATTTCTAACTTTAGCAACTTTACAATTCTTAGCTACTTTTTTCACTGAGGAATTTCTTTTCCAGTAAGCAGTATGTAGTTTTTCTGCAAATGCTAAATCACTCTTCAAAGTCTCTGCCATCTTAGGTGGTCCTGCTCCATATACTCCTGAGAAGTTTACTACCTTTGCATTTCCTCTGATTAATTTGAGTGCTTTAAATTCTGTTTTTTCTTCAGGAGTTAAAGTTTCTTCATTTTCTACTTTAGCATTTAATTCTTTGAACCTACTAGCTTGTTCTTCTGTCATTAGACCAGCAAAAACAGCAATATCTATGTGAGGATCAAATCCTGGGATTCTCATTTCATTAACATAGTCAGGATCGTAGAAATACATGTAATGTTGTTTAGTATTATCCTCCAATCCAGAAATATCACTTCCAACCATCTCATAACTTTCATCAGGAACTGCAATACAACCTCTCACTTCTTTACCATAGAATTTATCTACTCCTGGCAAATTAGCAATTGGCTTAGAATGCTGCATTCTGTAAGTATTAGTAAATCCTTGTGCTGTAGAATAAATCAAACCTTTATCATCCATATTTTCTAAGAATGATTTAAAAAGACCTGCTCTATGTCTTGCAACAAAGAAGCCTTCTAACTCTTTCAATTCAGGATGTTGTTCAATTAATTCAATTACACTTGGGCATAAACCCCCTCCAAAAGGAAGAGAAACTTGTGCTAATCTTTTCTTTGTAGCTTTTGATACTTTGAAAGTTTGAGGTTTCCAGCCATAAGAAAACAACCAATTTTTAAGTTGATCATTAGAGCCAGGATTTCCTGGCAAATATGTTTTCTCAGCTTCAACAGTAAGACCTTTTGATTCAGTGTAAACTTTCCATTTTTCTCCATGTGCAGATAAAGTTCCATCTTTCTTGTACATTTTTTTAGGAGCTTTTTTATCTTCAATAGCTGGCATCATTTTAGAGAGTTTTGAAACTTTCTCTTCAATTTCAAACTCTAAATTCATTCTGCTTTCTTCTGCAAGTCTTTGATCTAAAGTTATACCATTTTCTTGTTGCTCTTTCAAACATTCCAATTTAAATCTATTGTAAGCTATTGCTCTCTTAACTTGATCAAAATCTCCATAGATTTCCATCATGTAGTCTAAAGTTTCATGGATAAGTCTAGAATTTATCTTAACATCCTCTTCACATCTATGAATATATTCCTGAATAGTCAGATTATTCCAATCCTTAATAACTGGTTTAGGAATACCAAACCTTTCTCCCCAAGCTTCTAAACCATGCTTAAAGCCTTTAATTGGGGATAAGTACCAGGACAATCCCAAAGAGTCAATTAATTCAGCCAGGGGGTCTATATGAAGTATCTTTCTGATCACAGGAACATCATAAAGAATTATATTATGGCCCACAAGAATTTCTTGAGCCATAATAAATTTCTTCATTTCTTCATAATCAGTTATAGTACCAGAATATAGTAACTGTTTACTATCAAAAATTCTGTAACTCAGACAATGTATCTTTGTTACTATATCTAATAAACCATCACTCTCTAAATCGAATACTGTGTACTTCATAACTAATCTTTTAAGATTTATTCAATAATTTATGCATCCTGTAAACAACAAACCCTAAACCTATATTTAAAATAAGGTTTTCAATTGGTTGCAGTTCAAATTCGTGTTTTATTTTAAGAGAAATGTAAGTAGCTACTATTAATAAAGCAATTACTACTAAAACTGACATTAATCCATCAATTATACTGATAAAAATTTTCTTAACTTTCATTTTTCTTCCCTTCTTCAAGAACTTTTCTTTCTTGAGCTAAATCTCTGTTTTCAGCTTTTTCTTCTGTGAATTTTGCAGGGTATCTTGCTATCAATTTATTGATATTAGTTTCCTGGATATTAGGTAATGTTGTACCTAAAGCATCAGCTCCAATTGCAGCATACCATTGACTATCTCCAATCTCTTCAGAAATATTTACTTCATCTAAAGGTTTTCCATAGAAGATATGTTTCTTCAAAGCATCTAAAATTTCAGCAGCTTCTGTTGCCATTCCAATTCCTACATGCAATAACCTGATAGTTTTTTCATCATGTAATCTTTGTCTAATAGCTTCAAAATCATTTGATTCTGTTCTTAAAGCTTTTTCTTGATATTCTTTTCCTTCCATAATTTTATTGCATTAAAAGGGTTAATACTTTTTCAACTTCTTCATCTACAGCTTTAGATGAATGCATTATAAAATCTGATGTGTTTACTCTACGTTCTTCATTGTCAGTAAGTGTGTCAGTTTTGAATAATTCATTCATATAAGATTCTAGTTCTGATTTGTACATCTTACTAGTCTTCTTTAATTTGTGTCTGAACAAATTGTACATTTCAATTTCATCTAAAGATTCTACCAACAACATAGTCAATACTGCTGTTTTTATTGATAGTTTCTCCAATTTGTCTGCTTTATCTTGCATGAAAATTTGTTTTTCTGGCTCAGACATGGCTTGAAATCTTTCTTTTTCTTTTGGACTTAATATAACGTTCATTATTTTTGCTTTTTAATGTCTACAATGTAAATGTTGTTGTATTTTTTGTCCTTTTTTTGAGAACCTTGAAAAGTGAAAGACACAGTAACTTTATCCTTTACAGCTAATTTTACTTTATTCATCAAATCAATTTTGTTATTTCTTAATTCTGCAAATAGTACTTGACCATCTGTAGTTTCTAGAGTAACCATGATTTTCTTCATGTCTCTGTTATCTTTCCTTTCAATGGTGATTAACTCTGAAATATCGTGAACAACTACCTCTACTTCAAAGGGTTTTTGGTTTTTAATAGTGTTGTTAGGCATTGTATAAAATTAAAAGGTTAGAGGTTCTTGTTATAGCTGTATATAACATCTTTTGTTTTTCTTCTATATCTCTGTTTAAAGAGATATTTGCAACATTGACAATAGTTTTTTCATAACTACTACCTTGACTTTTATGTACTGTGATTGCATGATTGTATTTCATATCTGCAAACTGTTCCATGAATTGATAATAATCTTTCCAATAAAGAGTTCTAAGAGTGCATTGTTTTGCAAAATCTTTTATGATGTTGTCATATATCTCCTGAGAATCTTCATGAATTACAAGAATACCTGAAGGATGAATTGCACTTAGAGTATAATCTCCTGGATTAATTCTGTAAACCTTCAACATAATTGTCTGACTATCTCCAGCTCCAAAACCACTAGTAGCAAATGTATGATAAACTTTTACTTCTCCTAATTGAATTTCTTTGACAACTACTTCTTCATTGGTAAAATATTTATCTCCATAAGGAGCATTAAATACAAGTGTTTCTCCTAATTCAACTTTTGCAGGAGTACCATAAATTGTATTTCTTACTCTCTTATTGATTTCATCTACTTCTTTATTTGTCCAGGCTAAATATTTGACTTCATCAGTTCCATTAACACTTGCTAGAGTAGCAATAATTTTTGGTAGATCATTTGAAAAAAGATAGCCTTCCATACTTTCTGGATTATAACTATCTTGCTTTGCTCTCAGTTTAGGATAAATATCTCTACTTAAATCAATAACTGGATTTCCTCCTTTTTGTCTGATAATTTCAGTCAGCTCTACTGTAGGATAATTAGCTGTAAAAACAGGTGATACCTTTTCTTTTACTGGTGGTAATTGTTTAGGATCACCAATAAAAATCAATTTAACTGCTTTCTTAAATGGATCACCTGCTGCATGTTCTTCAAGATATTTTAGAAGCTCAGTATTTAGCATTGATGCTTCATCAATAACCATATAACTTACTCCTCTTAAAGGTGGATCATCATCCCTGTATTCAGGCACAAAAGATATTACTCCTGTTTTAGGATGTATTTTTCTTTTCAATTTTAAAGCAGAATGTGTAGTAGCAAATTCTGCTCTTTTAGAAGGAACTTTTTCCATTAAAACTCTAACAGCTTTGTTGGTAGGAGCAGAACAAATAACTCTTCCTGGAGGCAGATGGTTAATTAATTCATTTACTAAAAAGGTTTTTCCTACTCCTGCTGAACCTTTGATTAATAATCTATCTGATTCTTGTAATATATTCAAAGACTGCTGGTGAACATCTTGTTGATGTGGTGTTAACATAAATTTTTTATTTAAGGTTGAAAAAGATAGAAAATAAAAAACAGGATGTCCAAAGAATTTGAACATCCTGTAATATGATTAGATTTGTTGACCTCCTACTACATGAGCAGAACCTGTCAATTCTGCTGTAAGAGCTTCTGAAGCGTAGAAATCAGCAAGGTCTGCTGTTCTCATATCTTTATCTTCAGAACCTTGTGAAGCAAAGAAAATACCTCTGTACTGGATTTTACCATTTTTGTCAAGAGCTAAAGCTCCTGCATTTGGATGATTTTCAGGGTATCTTACTGCTTGTGCATTTGCAAAAGTGTCCATAGTTACTTGTGGTAATTCTGGATTATCAATTGCATGTTGTTGTCTGTCAGACAAAATTGGTCTGTTAGACAAAATACGGTACAGGTTTGCAGCTTTAAAAGAAGCAAGTTTTTCACGTACTTGTTCTTCATTCAAACCTTCTGGAACATCAATCCAGGCTACACGTACTTCTTTATTCTCAAATTTTTTTTCTTCAAATTTGAAGTCTTTAGTTGAGAAGATGTTATCTTGCAAGCTGTCTACAACAACTTGTGCAGGATAATGGCTGATAGTTTCCACAGTCTGTTTGATCTCAGCAGTCAAAGTTCCAGATTTCTGGAAATCTCCTTTGTATACTCTTGATACTGAAAGTGGAGATTTAGCTGTCTCTTTACGGATTGAATCTTGTTTTGTAGTCATAATCTTAAAAATTTGAATTGTGATATATTGGTTGGAAAGTTTTGTACTTTAGTTCTAAAGGCAGTGTACAGCTACCTATGCTTTTGAATATTTTTCTTCTAACATGTTGCCAATTGTTTCAACCATTAATTGAATATTAGCATTTTTCCAATTAGAAACTCTTTTTCTGAAACCTCTTAAAACAGAAGCTAAAAGACCATCATTATAACTAGCTTTCTTTAAGTTGTAATGATCTCCATTCATAACTCTTGGAAAACTTGGATAAGAAGGAAACTTACTTTTCATCATCCTATGTTCAGCAACTTCAATATCTGTCATAAGAACAGCACCTTGATGTTTTGGTTTAGGAATTTTTACTTTAGCTTCTTTTTCTTCTACTTTAATCTTTTTAACTCCTGGTTTTTTCTTAGGAGTTTTCTTTTCTTCTTTCTTAGTTGTCATTTGAATATGTTATTATGAAATCTTTACCTATACCTAATTTAGGTTTGTTGTTTTGAGGATCAAATAGAAAGTCTATATGATTTCGATACTTTGCAGCTTTACAATCATGTACTACCCACTTACCATTAAAATCAGGACGCAATTTACTAGAAACATTTATAGTGTCTCCAAATCTAAATGGTCCTCTCCAATGATTTGTATCTTTAAATAAAGTTTGTCTTAACTCACAATAAATTAAATCTCTGCTTAACGCTACCCATCTAATTTCTTTGTTTTTGAGTTTCCATAAATTTATTAAAGAACCATCTGCTGTATTTAATGGAGTACTGTCACACTGACTTGATACAGCATTATAGGTTGTAGCTGTATCTAAATAAATAGTGTCATAGGCAGATTTTTCACTGCCTATGACAAATATTGTAGTCTGTGATTTTTTGCAACTAGAAAGTGTAAATAAACTGTGCAGAAGAATTACTGACAGTAATAAGAGGACTTGTTTCTTCATCTACTCCGTTTATGTTGACTCTATGTGATACTTTTGCTGTACCTGTAGCAGTAAGATCAATTACAATCTTCTTAACATCTGCATTGGTTGCAAATGAACTTCCAGAAACAGTTGTAAGAGTTACATCACTTGTTCCTCCCTGGACATCTTTGTACTCCACAGTCATTTCAATTTTCAAACTTCCATCAATTTCAGGACAGTCAAAAATTACACTTACTGGATCACCGTTGTATTCTTTCATATTGATTTTCTCTTTGTTACATGCTGTAGTTAATACTAGCAAAGTTAACATAAAAATTGCTTTTCTCATAGTTTTAAAAATTGAAAACGTTGTTTTTAATTTGATTCAATGCCATGTTAATTTCAACATGTGCTAAGAATCTTTTTCTTTCTTGGCTCATTTTGATTAGTTTAAATTAGTATACATTCTTTTTCCAATAGGAACAATAGCTTGATAAGGTCCAATCATTTTTTGTTGGTAGCCAGATATAAATAATGTTCCTAAAGTTTGTTGGTGGTATTCGCAATACTCGCATAACATATTACCACAGGTTTCATAATGAACTTCAGTTCTAGTTGTGGTAATCTTTACAAATTTTAATTTTTCCATAACAGAAGAATTAGTCAATATCAATAACTATATCTCCTGAAATGATTTTTACAATATCTGATGGAAGTTTCCACAATATTTCATTGTAGTTTTCATCATAGACTTCAAAATAATAAATCTCATTATTATACATGAGTTTATAAGTTCTCTTACCTACAACTTCTTCAATGCTAATCACATCATAGATTGTAGTTTCAATAAGATTACCATCAGCATCAGATAGTTTTCTAATAAGAAGACTATCATTGATAACAAATCTTAAAGCTCCTACATTTGCTTCTACTTTATGAAATACATATTCACCTTCTGAATTAGGTTTATAGATTTCTGAAGTTGTATGATAAGGTCTGTTTAAAGTCTCTTGTCCTTGTACAATTGATACTACTAAAAGTATCATAATTAAAAATAAATTTTTCATAGTGGATGATTTTTAGTGATTAATAATTGGATGTAAAAAAGAACCTTGATCCTGTCCTAAAACAGAATCAAGGCTCTACCTATTTAGACCATCCACATCTAAAAGTTTTGAAACTCTTCTTCAAAGTTTGGTATGCTATCTTGATGAATGATTTGTATTTTGTGGTTTGTTTCTTTACTATTTTGATAGAAAACTCCAAACAAAAAAGATACTGTGGACATTGCTAAAAGCAATATTATGTACGGAAATACTGCTCTTACTTCTGGTTTTGACATAAAATTAAATTTCAGGTTTATGAATGTTGAAGAATAAACTTCTCTTTTTGAGTTGTTGTACTTCTCCACCAATTTTAATTGCTTTGGATTTTCCTAAATATTGTACTTCATATCCTTCTTCTTTCAGTCCTTGTTTGACTATTTCTAAAGCTGTATGACTACAATCAATTGCATAATTGTAAGAAGTCCATTCTCCTTTTATTTTTGCTTCCATATTTCAAAAAACTTATAAAGCCTTGTTTATCCCTTCTATCCACATTGTTTCTGAATCTCGTCAGCCATTCTACAACATTTAAAAGTATAAAGTCCAGTTAAATGATGTCAAAACAATGCTCAGTGGTCCTGGAATAGCTTAGTGCTGCCTTCCCAGATTTGTGTGCAGCATACTCTATAAGCTTTCAAACAATAGAATATTTGTACCAATATTTTTCAATTGGAAACACTCTAACTGTAAGATTTTTAAGCTGTAGCAAATTCTGTTTCTTCTACTTCAACTGAAGAATTAATTGGAGTACCAAATCTTTTGGCATTATAGCCATTCCATTCTAATCCTTTACTGGTTCTACCATTATTAGGAACACCTTCAAGAAATACAATTCTTTGACCATAATCATTCATCCTGCTTGAGATTACAACATAATCTTGTCCTTCAACAACACATGCTCCTTCAGGTTGATTTTTATCATCAATACATTTAACTATATCTCCTTTTTTCATGTTAAATAAGTTTTAATGCTTCAACTAATGCTACTTCAAGTGCTTCTTCATAAGTTTTGTATTCAATTTCACTAGCTAAATCTAAAAGATCAATTGTTTGATCTTTTTCTAATTTATCTAATGCATCTGTCATTCTTTTTAAAGGGAAGACAATATAAATGTAATTAGGAATGATTGTTATTTCTATTCCTTTAGCATCTCTGAGCCATTTCTGTAAAAAAGGTTGTGTAGGAGCAAAATATTTTAAATTAGTAGCAGTAGTTATTTCTCCTTTAAGATCATAAGCAAACTGTACCATTAAATTAAATCCTTTCTGTTTAGCTAATATTGCTGTTTCAAATGATATTAATTGTTCTTGCATAATTTCAAACTTTTTTGTAATCCTTTTTCTAAAGCTTCTTCATAACTCTTCCACCAAGCTTGTTCATGATTAAAAGAATCCATACGTTTCCAAAAATCAGATTCTCTTTTTTTACTTGTACCTTCAATTCCATCTGGAATATAAATTTTTATAGCCCAAGTATAAGCAGATTCAGAAGAATCAATAATTTCATGTTGCACAAAAAGTATTATTTTATGCTTTTCTCTTAACCACTTTTGTAATAAAGATTGTGTAGGTATAGAATATCCTGCTTTACTATTCCAATTGTATGGTGATTCTTCTTGTGGATTAAACACAATTGGATAATCTTTTCCAACTGTCATAGCTTGAACTTCAAGATCAAATTTTTTCTCTTTAGCCAATTGTGCAGTTTCAAATGAAATCAATACATCTTCCATACTACATCATAGATTTTTTTGCTATAGCTTCTAAAGCAACTTGTTCTTCTAATCTTTTGATAACTTCTTTTAAGTGTTCTTCTTTATCTTTGAACACACTTTGATGTGAGGTATGAATATTAGCTGCTAAAGCAGAAACAAGAACTTTCATAATTACTTCACTACCTTCTTTAGTTGGTAATCCTTCTTTGTCTATGTATTGAGGAGCAAAAAGATTTTCACTCGGTTCTAATAGAAAAGATAATCCTTCATGCTTAGATGTTTTATCTCCATTTGTATGAGATAAATCCAACTTAGCTATTACTGTAAAACTGAAATTTGTAGTATTCATGTTTTTTGTGTTTAATAGGTTTTTAAATAAATGAGAGAGATAATCATGTTACTTTCATAATTATGAATTACTCACTATCTCTCTCATTTTCATCTGTCGTGTCTTAATGAATAAGACAGTCTAATAGGTTTTAACTTTTGATAGTTACTGTTCCAACAAAGTCTTTAAATTTATCACTATTCCAACGTTGACTATGATAACCAATTTTTTCATCTTCATTAGTGGATTCTATAACTGTTCCCCAGATGTTCCCACTTTCTTGTTTAAAAGCAAGAATGATAGTTTTTTCTCCCTCTTCTTCAAATATCATTAATTTTGGAAAATCTAATCTAGGTTTAGTTTTACCAGTTATTTCAATTTTCAGCATAGTTTTTGTTTTAAAGAACATCCTGTTTGTATACAGTTTGATCTGATTGTTTGTAAATAATATGAATCATTGGTGTGGTATCTTTATAGACAAATGTTTTTATCTTTTCAAGACCTAATGGAAGCATAATACTATCAATATATTCCTCTCTTTCCAAAGGTAATTTTAAATGCTCCCTGGCTTTCATTAAGGTTAATATAACAATAGAATCTTTCTTCATTACATTTTTGATATGATGTAATTTTTCTGCTACATGTGTAATAGCTACTGTAAGGTCTAACCATACAACATCACATCTATGATCATCTTCAACTTTTCTGCTTTTTGCTAATTTTAGATATTCAAATACATCACAATTATACAATACATGTTTGTTACTGTTTGTGACTATAGAACAATTTAGCTCTTCATCTCTTTTACATTGTAATGGTCTGTTATAAGTATCTTTTGGAATATTGATACTTGCTAGTTGAAATATTTTCCACTCTCTTTCAAATCCAATAAATCTTAGATAAGGTGGTGTTAAATTATTTCCTCCATACACTCCACTAATATGATTCTGCATATTCATTTCAAATTTCCACCATGCACTAGGTAAAGTAAGAAATGTTATTTGATGTTGTTGTCTTTCAAAAAAGAATTGGGAAACATATCTCATAGTTTCTTTAACAACATTATCTTTCTCTGGCACTAAACTGGTTTTAGTTCTTCTAATGAATAGTTGTAAGTCTGATCTCATAATTTGTTGATGGTTTGTGATGTCTCACCAGGAATCGAACCTGAGTTTCAAGCACCAAAAGCTTGCGTCCTACCCCTAGACGATGAGACATATCTTAAATGTTATTTAAGTTTTTTCTTCAATTCAGCAATAGATAAACCTTTCAGCTCTTCATCTTGTTTACCTGCAATGAGTTCAAGGATTCTTTCATTGTGCTGTTTGTTTTCTAATTTCTCAGCAGCAATTTCTTGCTCTTCAACTTTCATTTGCAGAATTTCAAGAACTAAATCAAACTTATGTTTAGCTTCTTTGCTTTTAGCAGAACTTTTAGTTACAAAAGACTTCTTACCTGATTCTTTATAAGCTTCTTCCAATTCAACAGCTAAACCATCTAATTCTGGAATAGATAGTTCACATAATTGTTCTGCACTTAATGCTCCTTTTGGAGTTTGGACACGAGTTTTATTTACTACTGCCTCTTTAAAATTATTTGCCATGATTTTTTATTTAGTTAGTTTAAAACTTGATTTTGATCATTCTTTTATGAGTACCGCCAAGTTTAACGATTACCTCATCTCTTACAGTTGCATTGAAACCAAGACCTGATAATTGATTATCTATAGATTCAATATGAGTTGTATTGCCTAATACTTCCATCACTTTTCTGTGACCAAGTAATTCTGCATTAAGATTCTCGTTATGAAAACTACGTAATGATACAGGTGATTTACAACCTTCAAGCATAAAGAAATAATGCTTATTACCAATTTCATTTTTTCCCCAATGATTCGGAGATAAGCAAACTAGGTTTACTTTATGAAATTGATTTGATTCTAAAGCATAAATATCTTTAGAAGAAACTGCTGATTCAGGAGTTATATGCTTAATTGAAAATTGACCATCTTTAAGAGTTACTTCAGCGATAATTATATCTTTTTTACTACCTGACACTGGAGTATTATACTCATATAAAAATATCTGTCCATCAAATTCAATTTCAGCTTTAAAACCTTTATTTGAACCTCCATCAAAGTTTCTAATCCAGAATTTATAGACTCCTTCTTTCATCTTTGATAAAGATTGCCATGTAATATTTTCAACACCTAATTTTGAAGGTCTGATCATATCTACATCTAAGGTTCCCCCGCTGATTCTGCTTACTTTATTGCTAAAGTAGATTTCACTTCCACTAGGCTCTTTACAATGAGCATCAAAATCAAGAATATCTTTACCATCTTGATTCCAGATAATAGAGAATCTTAGAACACCATCTATTTTACCACCTTCAGATTTAACAGCTTCTTTGATTTCTGATTTACCAGCAAGATTGCCATTAAATGTCCAGGAGTAATTATTATCCCATTTGAAAATAGGTTTACTTTCTGGTCTGTTAGTAGTGGTCATTGTGACCATATTCTTTTCATGACGATTACTTAAATAAGCTTCGACAGAAGTACATGTTGGAAGAATATCTTTCATGAATTTATCAATAGTAACTTCTTCAAGACCATCAAATTCGCTTCTCTTATGACGTGTACTAGTTGCTTTAACACTGTCAAATACAGATACTGATTTTACTTTACCATCACCAGCATTGATATGTTTTATTTCATCAACCTTAATGTCTGTAAGTGTTGCGCATCTTCTATCAAATGATTCAGAATAACCATTTTCTTCAACAAAAGTTTTTGCTTCTTCAATTTGTTTTTTAGTAATAGGAGCTGTTGCTTTCATATAATTAGCTGGATCAACTCTTTTGTTCCAAGCTTGACAAGCTTCATTCAACTCTTTACCTTCAGATAATTCTGAACATAAAACACCAATAAGTTCATTCTTGAATTTAGCATAAGGCAATCTGTAGCTGACAATCCAACACCAGTTATTGTGGTCTTTAGCTGCTAAAGAATCATATTGTTCTTTGAGTGGTATAATCTCTTCTATTTTCTTTAAATGTGCTTCTCCATTAAGAAGTGATCCTTGATTAATAAGGTCACGCACCAATTTTAAAGTGTCTAAAGAGATTTCTTCCATTGCTCTTTGAAATACATTCTTAGCATCTCTGTAACCAGCCATAATTGATTCAACAGAATTACCAGTTATATCAACAAACATTTTAGGTAAAAATAAATGCATGTGATGAAAAGAACGAATTTCATCTGGTTTTACTACACCAAATTTTTCAGCTTCTTCTTTTGTATAACGTTTATGATTTTTAGCTGTTCCTAATTGAAAAACTGTATTTGTTTTAGTGCAAGATTCATACGGTAATGAATTAAGCTCTTGAAATGTTTCAAGGAATATTTCAGCAATTTTTGCTTTCTTTAATTTTGTACTTAAAGTTTGAATAGTTGCTGAATATTCTTCATCAACTTCAATATCAAAAATTGTCATTATCTTCAAATTCTCATCAATAGCTACAATATTGCCATATCTACGTAAAAAGTTATTACACAGATTACAATTATGTTGTGAGCTGTTTGGGTCTCTGAAAATAGGATTCTGTTCTTTAGGAAAAGATGAGATATACAAATCCCATATCTGTTGTCCGGTAATTTCAGACCTAAATAATTTACCAGTTGCACACATTTTTTCAAATTGTATTGCAAGTTGTTTGTTTAATTCTATCATTTTATTTTTTTGATTTAATTCAGTACTACTATCATTTCGTATCTGAAGGTTTATTTTTCTACAATCATAGCAAATGTCACTGAAACCTGTTGAACTGTGCCACATAAAAGGTTTGTCACACAGTTTACAAACTGATTTATACATTCCCATAATTAATGTTTTAAAAAAGAAGTGTTGCTACATGCAACACTTCTTATATTTTTTACCAGAACCACAAGTACATGGTTCATTTCTTCCAATCTTAGGTTCAGTTCTTACAGAAACAAATCTTCTGGTCATATCTGCTTTCATAGCTCTACCTCCATCCGAATAATGTCTTGTATTACTAAAATGATCTATGATTTTGTTAACTTCATGATCATAATGAGCAAACTGTTCACCTGGATCACCAAGTTGATTTCTAGCTTCTTTGTCATTCCCTTCGATTTTATTGCAATTGTATTTATTACTCTTACACAAACCTTCTAAGTAATATTTACGATACATTATTTCTTTAACTTGATCTTCTGGAATTTCTTGAATTGAATCAGCACACATAGGATTAAACTTTCCTGCATTAGGATAACAATGATAAATTATTGTACCATCATGTAATTTAATATCACATTCTGCTTTTTCATATTCAGTATATTTCAACCATTCATCATAAACAATAACACCTAATTGTAATGTAGTTGCTATTAATTTTACATTTGGTCTTTCTTTTTCAAAATAAGAATCAGCAACCATTTCATAAGTACTACTTTCACCTAATTCTCCTTCAACAGGATTCATTAAGATGATATTATAGTTGCAATTATGCTCTTTAGCTTCATGTTTTGCAACCATTACAATAGCTTCTAAATTTCTGTGAATTGTATTTTTAGATTGATCAACAAAAATTTGACCACAGCCACAATTCATAGCTAATGGATTTCCTCCTGGCATGTGTTGTGTATGATTTAAACAACTAACACAAAATAATTTTACTGGTTGTGGCATAATGTGGGTGGATTTAAAATAGGTTAAAATGAAAGTCAGAGAGATAATACAGGCGGTTACCTTCTATCTCTCTGACTTATGCCTGAAACTTTCATACCTTTAACACACCTTCCATGTTAGGCTGTTGCAATTGTAATTCAGTCAGTATACAGTTTGCCTCTTCAAGCAATGGACTCTATATACAACAAGAGGATTCATCTTTTATGCAAGATAAAACATGATCATTATTCAGGGCTAGTTTTTATTCTTCCTCTTCTTTTACTTTATTGATAATGTCAACTGCATCATCGACACTAGAATAAGCATCAGAGTATTCTGAACCTAAAGCATAGATATGTTCTTTAAGATCATTTAATTCTTCAACAATTTGTTTAGGTGATTTCATAACATGTTTAATAAATTATTACATACACAACCATAATAGGAATAGGTCTTTCATCCAATTAATCTCCAGCCTCGGAAAAATTATAGTTGTGTATGTAAGAATAAATTTCTGAACTGGTTCTCAGTTTTTAATTGTTTGTCCTTCAGAAATATTTAATTCTTTCCATATTCAGTAAGCTTAGTAGTATTCATTTGTCTGAATGCTAAAATTCTACTTAATACTTTCTTAGTTGTCTTTGTCGGTGTTACAAAATGCCAAAGATTTCCATACAAGAAAGTATGATAGTTTGTTATCTCTTTGAATGTTTTAAATTTAGCTTTTGTCATAATATTGATTTTTGCTCCCCCTACTGGACTTGAACCAGTGACCCTCGCATTAACAGTGCGATGCTCTAACCAACTGAGCTAAGAAGGAAATATAAAAACCCCTTGAGATTTCTCTCAAAGGGTTTTTGTGTTATTGGACTACACCTGTAAGCCAGGGAGAACAATGGTACTGCCGTATAACAGAAGCTCATGGTGGTATCTTGTACAAGCCATTACCATGCTAACTTGTATACAATGGACATTACTCCTCTACCTTTTACGCTCTACTATACGGCAATGTTTTTAATATTTGAATTGCTTTTTCAGTACATTCTTTAGTAAGACCATAACCTTGAACATGATCTATGTGATCACAATTATCAGCAGTCTTAATAAAATATGGTAATTGATTTTCATTTACATCAACATGATCATCATCAATGTAAACATAATTTGTTACTTCAATATGATTATTTAACCATTCTTGAATTTCATCCCCTCTACAAAGAGAAGTATTTCTGGTTCTCATAAAACAAGGAGTAATATCAATTATTTCTCCAGGAAGATTTCTATGTTTCCACATTTCTTTCATGATACTTAAACCTGATAACCTCCAAGTACTACTGATAACAATTTTAGCATCTGTTTCTTCAATTAATCTTTTAAGATTTTCTACAAAATGTGGATGAAAAGAACTACCATAATCATCTCTTTGAGATGGTAAACCTTGTTGTGAAAGTAAATAATCATAGCATAAATTAAGTACTCCATCAATGTCTAAGAATATTACTTTCATAACTTTAGTTTTTAATTAATGTTTCCAACCTAAATGTAAATCTCTTACATGTGTAAGTGCAGAAGTATAGTTTTGATAATTCTTCCAATCACCAGCACAATTATAAACTACACGAATAGAATCAGTGCTATGTTCTGGTACTTCTTTTACAATACCATTTTCATATTTATCTTCTGCTTTGTAATGATCAGGTTGATAGTAAACTTTGTCACCTACTTTAATTGTTGCTGGATTTATCATAAGATTTGTTATTTGTATTCTGTAACAGAAATATTTTCAGCACAAATTGTTTGTGTCATACCAAATTCGTTTTTGAATTTAATACAATTAGCATCTTGTGATATAATTTCAGTTGCCATTTGAAAGTTTTCATTGTTATTGTCAAAATATCTGATAGTAATAAAATGTTCGTTACTGTTGTAAACTACAGTTACCAAAATTATGTACAGAACAAATAATCCTATCATAATGTATATCATTTTTCTCATGGAAATATTTTTTGATTAAGTTAATTGTGATCCCACTTGGATTCAAACCAAGAACCCTCACCTTAGAAGGGTGATGCTCTATTCAGTTGAGCTATGAGACCAAAGTTTTAAGTAATTCTTCACCTTTTGGTGTTATTTCAAAGTCTCCTCTACATCCGCAACCACATCCTGTAACTATTCCTCTTCTTATAAGTTGTCTCATTTTATTAATAACAAGTTTATTTGGAATATTTTCTGGCATTGCTTTATGTACATCTCTTTCATCTCCGAAATACCAATTACACCATTTAGGTTTATGTTGTAACAGAAACTCTAATATTGGTTTGTCAGGTATATGTTTGCATTGCATAATTAAATTTTTAAAGGTTATTCAATTACAATAAGCTCTACACTGTTAGTCTTAAAATTGATAAGCATTAAAGGCTTTTAGTTTAACTTATCATTCAATACATAGAAGGCAGTCCATGTATTTATCCATAGCTTCAAATGGATTCTTTCAGGGCTGGAATGTGACACCTGTTATTGTAATTAAATGATACACCCATCCTGTTAATTCAGGTTCTCCGAGTTAGCCCTCGTTGCTTCAGTACCTTCATCAGATTCGCAAAGCTTATGGGAATATTTTTATAGATGTTTTTGAAACCATTCATCACTGTTGAATGTATCAATTATTGTAGACTTATTACCTGCTATATTTGCAAGATAAGCATTTAGATAGTCTTTGCATTTAGATTCAATTTCTTCTTTAGTATACATTTTTTGTTCAACTTTATGAAGAGTAATATGATTGTTAGAATCCAGGTCAACAAAATCTGCTGACATATGCTGATAACCTACTCTCTTACATTGAACGTATACTTCATCACCATTTTTCATCTTACCATCTACAATTGCTTGTAATTGTTTAGGTGAAAAGTTTGTAGGCATTGCTAATATTTTGAATGTAGAACTTCTATGATAAGCCATTCTTGTCTCATCAGATAAAACATTTTCTTTCAGTTCTGCATCAGTGCATTTCACAATATGATTATTGATAGAATCCCACATCATGTGACCATTTTCAATCTGATCTGTTTCAGATATGATAATTGTTAACATTAATTGAGAATGTTTGTATTCAACTAATTTCAAACAATTTTGTTTGTGTTGGTTGGTCCATATAAATAATGGATGAACTTCATTACTACCAATCATACCTATTTCAGGAAATAAATCTTTTTTAATAAGTATTAGTTTTCCTTTTTTGACTCTTACATCTCCTTGAGATGTTTTTAGACTTACTGTGCTGTTCGCTTTAGTTGTCATAACGTTTTTATTTAAAGTTTTTATTGATGTAGTTTGCTGTAATAAAAGCAGGACTATCATTAAGTTTACCTTTTAAGATAATTTCAATAGATTTGAATCTTTGCTTTTTCTTTTTGAGCATTTTGATAACTAAAGCAATCATTGCTTCAGCCATCAATTCACATGAACCTGTGAATTGCTTTCTGATAAGTTCTTTAGTGATTGTTGAATCAATATCATTATGATCAATAATGAATCCTTGTGAATCTAATTTTTTATTGTCGGTGTGGATTTTACAGGTGTAATAGTATTTATCATGACCTTCAATTACACATTGATTACTTGATGCTAATTCTTTAGGAAATTGAATAATACCATGTCTAGTAATACAATAGTATACTTTGATGTTAGGTCTTTTCATACTTTGGATTGTGAGGGTTAATAAAACAAGGTTCCTGTTACTATCTAGAGCAACAGGAACCTTTCTATAAGATTGACTATGTTCAATGTAGGTCTCTTATTCATTAAAATACTAGCTCGGTGTATTTAGAGTTAAATCCATAATGAGCTTATTTAGTTTTCAGAATACATAATCTTCAGAAATCTGATATTTTAACTTTCAGGCTACCGTATTTATACCTTGACTGTATACATGAATCCAAGGAACTAACCTTGAATCCCAGGCTCCAATTCCAATCATTTTGTAGATAATTGGAAAAAGATATGCCCACCACACTGGTATAATTTCTCTTACGAGAATACTATATATGGAGATATAAGATTGAGGGTAAAATGAAGGAAAGACACTACATGCGTGAACATTGATAAATACAATGTGGATTTGCATGATGATAGGTTTTAGGTGGATAAATTAAAAATAAACTCTTATAAGGTTGCACCTTAATCTGGCTATTATACAGAATCTGAGCTAAGTTGATAGTCATTTAGCTTTACACCCATTATCATTAGTAATTAGCTAATGCGTCTGCAATTGGATAAGAGTTTAGGATTTTAAAGTGATAATGATCTTGCTAAACGAATATCTATATTTCCTATAGATGGTTGTTTCTTCTTTAGTAGCAATAATTGTTTTAAGATTATTGGTAATAAAGGTTGTTTTTTGTGGGATGGTTTTTTCATAGGTTTAGAGATTATCTTGAATAATAAATTCATCAATATCTATACTGTCTGCATGAAACATCAAACATCTTCCATCTTCTGTATCAATATGAACACTATCTTGTTCAAGATTGATAATGTAATCTGAAGGTAGAGGAGCTTCTTGTTGTTCAGGCCAATAATACATTAAGATTGCAATAATCATAAATGATACAGATTGAACCATAAATAAAGCAGGATTCACATGATTTTTATGTGGTGTGAATATCCAGCTAAATGCAAGAGTTAAGATACAACCTAATATGAAGGATGCACATAATACTAAAATTGTTGTTACCATAATTGTGGATGTTTTTAAGGGTTAATATTTTGCTAAGTGTTCAGGAGTTGTGTAATGTATTGCACTATTATCCATTCCTCCATTTAATAGGATGTGTCCTCTGTTATCAACATGAGTAGTCCATCCAAATTCAGGATAATAGGTTCTTAATGTAATCATTTCATCTTCTGTTAGTGGTCTTTTATAAGGTAATTGAGGTCTTGTAATATTATCATACTTACCTATGAATCTGAATATAGGTGGTTGATTTAGTATGAATATAACAAAGATTGTTGTTAAGATGATCCAACAAATAGTTATAGGAATTGCAATAATCATATTGTCTGTAATAACATACATGATAACTACACCTAAATTGAATAAGGAGATAAGTATATACAATATCCCAAATACTTTAATTGCTTTAGATAAGTTCATAATAGTTAGGTTAATTGAAATACTTGTTTAATATCTTCCATAGCTCCAACTGAAGCTTTATATTCAGTAATACAACATTCTTCATCAAGTTGCCAGGCTAATAGGACTTTATACATTGATTGTAATAGTTCTTTCTTTTCTCTCTCTTCTTCCATAATATTAGTGTAAAAGAATGGGAGTTATTATGCTCCCATTCTTATTAGTTTTATTTTGTTCTTTTAAGAACTTCAGGTACAATGTTATTATCTAACATATCAATCTCTTCTTTAGTTAATATGTGTCCTGAATTAACTGGAAGTATATATCCCCCTCCAGTTGCTATGAATACATTATTAACAATTTTGAATGATTGATAATTAATAGTTTTATAAAACTCATCATCTCCTGCTAATGGATTTAATGCCATTCTGCTAATATGATAATGTTTTCCAAACTCATTAATTGTAGGTTCTGACATTGTGAAATCCCAAATAACTTCTTCTCTTCTTTTAGCTCTTTCAGCAATGAATTTATCTTCTGCTACTTTTAATTCTGCTTTAATAGCATCCATAGCTAATTGATGAATTTCTTTAAGCTTTTCGATCTTATCTAATGCAACTTGAGTTGCAGGTAAGTCTTTAAATTGTGGATAGATATAAGTATTCATAAATGTGGAGTTTAGAATGGATTAATAAAATAGGGCTATATTGGTAATAGATTAATATTTTATGCAAGGCTAAAATGAATCAATTTGGTTGATGAGGTGTAGTGGCACAATCATGAACACTAAATTAATCTCTCAATCCTAATCAATTTCGGCTAATGTAATCATTTAATCAATCAAAAACATCTTACTGATTTCAATTCATCAATATATAATACATTAAACATATCTCTGCTAAGTTTAACAGCTTAAAATTAGTGGGGGTATTGCCTGTAGGTAATACAAATTAAGCAGAGAGCCAAATGATCCTGGCTCATCCTATTCATTATATCATACTCAATTTAAGATTCATTAATATATTCAATCCTGTAGCCTAATCATATTTCAATGTTGGGGCTGGCTAACATATTAAGTGATTAAATAAAGCCAGCAACCCTAATGGGTCACTGGCTCAATCCTAATTATCCTCGTTTAGGATAAAGGTATTTCAAGGTAGCTTCTTGCGCCTCTCCTTGCTCATCAATGAATGGGTAAGATTTCTCTACCACATCGAAAAGCTCCAGGTTCATCTTTGCCTTCATACCTTTTGGGTTCTCCTTGTTGGTGAACAGGTAATAGGCTACAGTGCGCTCTGATTCAACAGTACCAAAATCAGTCTCTACTTTGGCAATGGTTTTTGACACCAACTTGTTGCAGAAGTTGTCATTTTTAGTCTTGGTTGAAGACTCTACGGTTAATTCTAACATAATGAATTGATTTAATTGTGAGTAATTTGTGAAATTGATTTATATCTAAACTTAGAGGGGGTTTTGCAGGTAGGTAAAAATAAAGATAAAGCCAGCAACCATTCAGGTTGCCAGCTTCAGTTGGAATTATGCATTAGGATTGTGGAGCCAATCAGGATGTGTAATGCAACCATTGTGGATGATCATTGCTTTCTTCATGCTGTAAGGTTTTAGATGTTAATAAATAGGTGAATTGGTTTTGGAATATTCCGGCAACAGCAATGGCCTCGCCAAGCAGATGTACCCTTTACTGTTGCACTGGGAATATGTACCAAATGTGGTGTAGAACTACTAAAGATAAGAGGGGGTTTTGCAGACATGTTAGACTTTGATGCCCATATAGGACACATGCCTTTCTACTTGCCTTTCTTTAGTAGGTGCTGCCTTCTTAGGCTTCCTTACTTGCTTGGCTACTGCACTACTGTGCATGTAACACAGGCCAACAACAATGCATAATACCAACATTGTTTGAGAAGCATCTTGCAATGCTGCCTCCATCTCAGACTGAGACACAATGATACCAGAAACATCTTGCACTGGTGTTGACACCAAGAACAGTGTCACAGCAGAGAGAGCAAGCAGGAACAACAAGATCATTGGGAAGAGATTCTTTTTGAATTTATACATGGCTTGGAAATTTAGTTAGTACTAAAACTTGGTGGGGGTATTTAAAACTGTGAAGTGAGGGGGTGTGTTTGTGTAGGGAGTATCACACTCTTATAAATTTTCCTCAAAAAATTTTTTCCAAAAGAAGTATGCCCTGGCTAAAATTTTTACCAGTATTACATTTTGCCATATATAATGCAAAAAGCCCTCCAGAACAGAGAGCTTCTTACTTCTATAAATTACTCACCCACAAGTAATTATGTCTTCAAGAGTCTAAAAGAAAGTAAGCAAAGAAAACTTGGCTTCAGTAGATAGAATATCTACACACTGCTCCCTTTTATATTTACTTGTCTGTCCTTGACCAGTCAAGACTTGGCAAAGTTATACTAAAAAAATGACAATTGCAAGCTTTTGTAAAAATATTTTGTAAAATAATTATTTTTTATTTCTGGTGGTATATTAAAGATTATATTTGCATTGTTTAAGAATAATTCTTAATATTGTAAATTAAAAGAAAATTATGGAAAAATATATAGTAGAATTTCAATCAATTTATGCAGACTCTATTGAAGTTTCAGAGATAAATTTTGCATTGGAAAAAGCTTCAGATTTAGGTATAGACCCAAACTTTTACCACACCAAAGATTACATGGGAGTTTCTGCTATAGATTTGACAAGAGTTGTTGGCTATGATGAAGGTACAGTGTACTTTAATGATCAAGTATTGAGTTGTGTTTATGCAGAATTTGTTAATAAAGATGGTGCTAGTTATTACAGTAGAAATTTGTTGTATAAACTAGAAGATTTTAAAACATTAATAGAATATGTTAACAAATTAAAAGTTAAAACTCCATCACAAGTTATGCATGAAATTCAAATGGAGAAAGTAGAAAAATTAGAGAAATAATGGAAGTAATTAGAAAGGCAATACCATGTAAATCTAGACTAGAGTTCTATGAATTACATCTTGCTATTATTAATCCTCTTCTTCCAAATAAGTTAACAGAAAAAGAGATACTTATTTTGGCAAGCTTTATGTCAGTAGATGAAAAGCTAGTTGAAGATGATAGATTTAATAGTGTAGTTAGAAAAAAGGTTATGCAGAAACATAATCTTTCAGCAGGAGGTTTAGGTAATTATCTTAAATCAATGATAAAAAAAGGATTTTTATCTAAGAGTAAAATTACAGGTAGAATAAAGATTAAAGATTTTATGTTACCTAAAAGTAATGTACAAGGATATGAATTTAAGATAGGATATAAACCTGTAGAAGAAACTTCTCTTGTAGAAAAAATGAAACCTTTACAAGAACAAGTTAATAAGCAAACTGAAGAAGCTTATAAATTAGCAGAAGAAAAATTGAACAAAGAAGATTTTGTAGTTCCAAATGCAAAATCTTCAAGAGAATATAAACAAGAATATCCTGTTACTCCAGATAATGCATTTCATCAAGCTGCAAAAATAAATCCAGAAGATGATTTTGAAGGAGACGAAGATCAAGAAGATGCTAATGAAAAACCACATAAAATGACTTAACTATGGAAGAGAATAGAATGACAGGTAAAACTACAAGAACTATAGATCATGCTATACAAGTTCTTTTTACAGAAGGTATTATTGAAGTACCTACAAATAAACAAATAGAAAGATTAAATTCTGAATCCAAGAATAGAAATACTTTAATACTTGATCCAGATTGGAAATCTCATTCTGCTGTTCAAACAAATCTTCTTAGAGGTATAATGAGAAGATTAAAATTTGAACATAAAATGGAATACAATAAAAGTTTTAAAGTAAATGGTACTACCATATTTATTGATGATCCTAAATTCGTAAAGAATGGAGTTCAGTAATCCAGAATTATTTGAAGCTTTCTATTTAAAGAAGAAAGATGAATATCCTCATCTTTCTTTTGAACAATTCAAAGAGATAGTATCTACACCCTGGCTGTATACAAAACAGCAAATGGAGTCAGGAGAACTACCTCAAATAAAATTAAAATTCTTTGGTAAGTTCAAAGTATATCCTAAGAAAGCAATGTTTGAATTGAGTCAATTGGATGAAAGATTAGAAAAGAATTTAATTACTCCAGAGCAACACAAAGAGTTTAAAGAAATGATTGAAAAATATCTTAATATTAAATAATATGAATTGGACAATTTTTAAAAGACAAAAACCAACTGTTATAATGCCTGAACCAAAATTTGAAGATAATTGGAAGCAAAAACAATATGAGAAAAATGTTAAAGAAGGTGTATTAGCATTGCAGAAAGGAAAGACTATAAAGATAATGGATGATGGTAGAGGATATGAATTAGCATTAGAAATAAAGCATCAGTTTATATTAGAATACCAAAGACAACTGGCAGAAAAAATAAAGATTGATGGAGTAAAAGAAATAACTATATCACTTCAAAATAATATGATATGACAGATTTTATAACACAAAAGTTAACAGTTAATCCAAATGGTGTTGGTGATTTTGAAAGAGAGTGGTGGACTCAAGAAGATTGGGATAACTACATACCTAAACCTAAAGGACTACAAGACCTAGAACCATTTGAAGTAGAAGTTACAATGGCAGTAAATCCTTTATTTGACAGAGTTGATGAAGCACATGGAGCAACAGTTGAAAGTTACAGGATGGCTGTAGTAGATTTAAGTAAAGTGGATGTTAATAAAAGTATGCCTATCTTCTATGGAACAAAAGAAAACAATTAAAAATATCTTAGCTTATTTGATTGGTAATTTAAGGTATAAACTTTATTACTCAAGACTTCAATGGTTAATAAGATGGCATATCTTAGATCAGATTGAAATGAGAATAGAAGTGATGAACACGGATTGTTATGATCAAGGAAGTTGTCAGATGTGTGGATGTACAACTACAGCTTTACAGATGGCAAATAAATCTTGTAGTAAACCTTGTTATCCTCCTATGTTGAGTAAAAAGAATTGGATAAAATTAGCATCAATGCAAGAAGTAACTTACAAAAAAGATAAATGGAAGTTAGTAAAAGAAACCAGAACAAGCAGAGGAAGTGAAGGTTGTAGTACAGAAATAATTTACTACATTTACAAAAATTCTGATTTAGTTCATTATAAAAGAAAAATAAAGTATGGAATGGGAACAGACAGAAATTAGTTTAGGAGTTGTAAGACCAAAGATCAAGAAAGAAGTTATCTTTCAAGCTATAGGAGATTTCAAAGAAATAAAGAATATGAGTTCTTCATGTGGATGTAGTGAACCATCCTGGGATAAACCATCAAAAAAATTAACTGTAAGCTACAACCCTGCCAACATTCCTTTGCATTTGATTCAACAGAACAAGACAGAATACAAAACTAAAAAATCAATAACCTTGTATTATGATGATGGTACAAATCAAACCCTCACATTTACAGCAACTGTAAGAAAATGAAAACAAATGTAAGAGAGTACACCAATGAAGAACTTTTAAATAAAGTAAAATCATTACCAAGTTTTATCAAAATTCCAGGTGGAGTTTGGATTCTAGGAGTAAGATCGAATGAAGATTCTCCTGATGAATTTGATGATAAATTTTATGTCTTTAAAGATGAAGAATTTGTGACTATGCTTTCAGGTACTACAAATCCTGGAACTTATGGTCTTCTTAATTTCATGAAATGGAATAGAAATGGTGCAGCAGTAATCAAGGCCGATGAATGGTACTATAGTGTATGGGAAAGATCATTAACACACAATGGTAAGAACATGGAATGTCTTCGTCAGGTTGGAGAGTTCAAAGTAATCAGAGACGGAAACAAAAATAAAAAGTCAGGAGATAACACTAACTGGACTTTAGAGAGTAATAATGGACTTAACTTTCATACTGTTTCTTATGATGCTACTGCAAAAATTATCAAAAGTTTAATTGGTCAATGGAGTACTGGTTGTCAGTGTCCTAATGATACTGAAAAATATTACAATTTAATGAGATCAACAAGACCACAGAAGAAATTTACTTATTGTTTAATAGATGAATTTTAAACATGGATATAGAACTATTCTTAAAAGAACTAAGAGAATCTGCTGATGTGCAGTATAAGATTTTTACTGAAGGCTCTTGCTTTAGATTGTACAAAATACTTAAACTGATATATCCTGAAGCTATTGCCTACTGGTCAGATAGAGACAATCACTGTATTACCAGAATAGATGATAAATTTTATGATATAGGTGGTGAAGTAAAGAACAAATACATTAGAGAAAAAGGTTACTATGAAATACCAAAAAAACAAATGAAAGGTTATGGTATTTTAAAGTATGCAAGAGAAGCAGATAATTTCTCTGTCACAGTAGAAAAATATAAATAGATATGTCATACTTATTCATTGTAGAGGGAGTGGCGGTTATCCCCACTCCTGAAACTCTGTTGATTTCTCCCTTTAAAGAAATTTGGGAAAGAGATACATCAGCAGACAAAGAAATTGCAAGAGCTGAGTTCAAATATATTGAGTTCATGACTTCTGTTTTAAAAACTAATCCTTATAAAGGTTATAGTGGAGACAGGAAAGAAACTGAAATTAGAAATGCTATAGGTTTTTCAGAAGACAGACCAATAGATGATTTAATGAAAGAAGGGATAGCTGCTATTCATAAATTTCAAAAAGAAGCTTCTGAAAGTTATCAGTATTATTTGTCTGCTAAAAAAGCAGTAGAAAAAATGAGACACTTCAATAATACTTTTGATCTTACTCAAGTAAATCCTAAGACATTTAATCTAATGTTGAAACCTAAAGATGTTACTAATGCTTTGAAAGATACAGAAGCAATTCTAACAAACTTTGAATCACTGAAGATAAAAGTTGAAGAGGAAGTTTATGCAAAAGCTAAAATGAGAAGTGATAAAAAAGTAAGTCCTTTTGCTAAAAAAGCTTCCTTCAAAGCTATTTAATTATGGATGAGTATAAAGACGGGAGATTAGATTCAATCAGAAATCCAGATGGTATTTGGATTAATACTCAATTATTCAGAGAAGAAGGTAGAAGATTTATTAAGCAAGGTTATTATTGTAATGATCCTTGGGAATCTCCAGCATGGTATGACTATTGGTATGAACAAAGAAAAAGATGTACTGAAGGTTATACAATTGGAGGAAGTAAAATAACAGGAGAACATTATTTCTATCTCAACTTTTGTCCAATAATGAAAGTTGATGATAAATCAAAAGGTAAATCAAAAAAGATAAAAGGATTTCCAGATTTTTGGGATGGAGATTACAATTACTTTTGGATAAGAATGATTGCTAAAGAAGGTCTTCTTGATGCAATTGGAGATGATGAAATAAAAACTGCAACTTTAAAATTAGATAGTTTAAGTCAAGCTGTAGAATTAAAAAGATTGTATGAAAGTCTACATCTTGAAGTTAAAATTGAAGTTGATTATCTTAGAGGTGGATGGAATATTATTGTAGGTAAATCTAGACGTAAAGGATATTCCCTAAAGTCAGCAGCTATTGCTACAAATAACTTTTTCTCAAAACCTGAATCCTATACAATCTTTGGAGCTTATGAGAAAAAATATCTTTATCCTAAAGGTATTTTTACAATGGCAATGGCTAACATAAACTTCATCAATGAACATACAGCCTGGGCAACTCCCTCAGATTTTATCAGAAGACAAGATCATATCAGAGCTTCATACTCTGAAACAAATTCCGCAGGTATTGAATTAGAACTTGGATTGATGTCAGAGATTCAAGCTTTAACATTCAAAGACAATGAAGATGCAGCCAGGGGGAAAGATGCTGAAGATATTTTCTTTGAAGAATCAGGAGCATTTGGAACACCAGGATTACTAAAAGGTTCTTATGCTGCAACACAGGATTGTGTAATGGCAGGAGCTATTAAAACTGGTATGATCACATTGTTTGGAACTTCAGGAGATATGGAAGGTGGAACAGCAGATTATGCTGACATGCATTCAAGACCTGAAGCTTTTGGATTACTTCCTTTCAACAATATTTGGGATGAAGGAATGCAAGATACTAAATGTGGTTTCTTCCATCCTATAACCTGGAACATGGAAGGTTACTATGATGAACAAGGTAATTCAGATCAGAAAGGTGCTAAAGAATTAGAGTTAAAGATCAGAGAAGATTTGATCAAAAATGGTGCAACCTCAACAGAGATTAATCAAAGGATGCAGGAGAAACCAATGGGGCCAAATGAAGCCTTCTCTTCCATCTCTGTAAATAACTTCCCTGTAGTAGAATTAAAAGCACAACTAAGACTTGTTATTGCTAGAGATTGGCAGAACATAAAAGGTACTCCAGTAGAGCTTTATTATCATGAAGGTCAGATTCAATGCAAACCTATATTGAATGGTAAAGCAACACCAATAACAAGTTATCATAATCTTCCTACAGACAAAAGAGGACATGTAGTAATCTATGAACAACCTATAGCAAATCCACCAAAAGGGTTATACAAAATAGGTTATGACCCTGTAAGACAGGATAAAGGAACATCATTAGCAGGTATTATAGTTTATAAAGGAGTACATAAAGGTTCTTTCTTACATAGCAATATAGTTGCAGAATATATTGGAAGGATGGAAACACCTGAAGATATGGATAGGATAGCAGAAATGTTAGCTGACTTCTATAATACAACTATTATGCATGAGAATGAAGTTACTGCTGTAAAGAACTTCTTCAGAAGAATAAAAAGACTTAACTTATTAGCAGCTCAACCTGACAGAGTTATTTCTGCAAACATACAAAACTCTAAAGTTAAAAGGGTTTATGGATGTCACATGACTGACAAGTTAAAAGATGCAGGAGAAAGATATATTAAAGAATGGTTACTTGAAGTAGTAGATCATGATGAAGATGGAAATAAGATCAGAAATTTAGATAGAATATATTCTGTCAGACTTTTGGAAGAATTAATAGCATACAATAGAAAAGGTAACTTCGATGCAGTTTCAGCATTAATAATGTGCATGATCCAAGTCCAGGAAGAAACTTTAGATAAAGTGTATGAGGATGGAAGTGGGAATAAAAATATGAAAAAGTTACTGAAATTGTTGCAGAATTAACTAAATTTGTTATTTACAAGTACAGGTATTATGGCAAAAGGCACTGGTATGCAAACTGAAAGATTAACATTAGCTCAGAAAAAAGCTAATGATTTTCAGTGGTATAAAGAAAAAATGGATCAATTAGATAGTGGTCATTATGATCTTTATAGTGAAGCTGGTGGTGACATTTCTGAATACAGAAGGATGCAAGTTAACTATGACTTGTTTAACAACAAATTGAATCTTTCTGATTTCAACCATGTCTGTAAACCTTATGGAGCTGAAGCTGGAGAGCTTCCAGCACAAATGGTAAACAGAGATATTTCTTCTGGAAAAATAAAATCAGTGCTAGGAATGGAAGCTAAAAGACCATTCCAGTATAAAGTGATTGCTACAAATTCTGAAGCAACAACCAGAATAGAACAAGAAGAATTTTCTAGAATAAAAAAGTTTGTTGTAGATGATATAATGAAACCAATCAGAAGACAGATTGAGATCAAATATCAAGAGCAACTAAAAGGAGGACAATTAACTGAAGAAGAATTAAGACAACTTCAACAGCAAATGGAGAGTGAAATTCAATCACAAACTCCAGCACAGGTAAGAACTTATATGGAGAGGGAACATCAAGACCCTGCTGAAGTAATGGCACATCAATTACTTGAATATCTCTCTAGAACTTGTGATCTAAAAAAGAAATTCAATAAAGCTTTCAAACACTTACATCTTTCTGCAAAAGAAGTTATGTATGTAGGTATAATGAATGGACATCCTGAAGTATGGAATGTAAATTCATTAAGATTCAATTCTGATTTATCTCCAGATTTAGATTTCATTGAAGATGGAGAATTTGCTACATGTGAGTATAGAATGACTCCTTCAACTGTTATCAGTTATTTTGGAAAAGAATTAAATGCTAGACAAATTGATGAAATTTACAGTCTACAGGCAAAAGTGAATGTAGATTTTGTAAGAGATAGCATGTTTAGTTTTGATTCTTACAATGATCAAGATTATGCAAATACAGTAAGGGTTCTACATTGTCAGTGGAAATCTTTAAGGCCAATAAAATTCTTAACTTATAGAGATGAGAATGATGAAGAAAAAGAAAAAATAGTTGATGAAAGCTATAAATTAAATAGAGAAGCTGGAGATATAAAAATTGAAACAGAATGGATTCCTGAAGTATATGAAGGTTGGAAAATAAATGACCATCATGTAAGAATGGGGCCAGTTGAAGGACAGTTTAAAGATTTATCAAATTTGTATCATTGTAAATTATCTTATTATGGTGCTATTTGTGATAACTTAAACTCTGAACCTACTTGTTTGATGGATAGACTTAAAGTTTATCAATACTATTTCAACATAGTAATGTACAGACTTGAGATGTTGTTAGCTTCAGATAAAGGTAAAAAAATCTTGATGAACATTAATGCTATTCCTGATACTGATGGAATGGATGTGAAGAAGTGGCAATACTTTTTAGAAAGTTCTCCTTTTGTATATTATAATCCAGATGAAGAAGGAAGTTCTATGGATGCTAATAACGTAGCAAAAGTATTAGACCTTTCTTTGATTTCTGATATTGGAAAATATATTGAAATTGCAGAATATCTTAAAAAACAAGCTGGAGAAAGTGTAGGTATTACTCCAGGTGTAGAAGGTCAAACTTCTCCTTATGAATCTGTAGGAAACAACAGAACTAATATTGCAGCTTCATCAAATATTCTAGAACCATATTTTGAATTACATGCACATGTAAAAAGAAATGTTTTAACTGCACTTATTGAAACAGCTAAAGTAGCTTATCATGGAAAGCAAGTAGTACAATTAAGTTATGTACTGGATGATATGTCAAGAAAAGTTTTAAATCTTGATATGGGTCTACTTGATGGAAGTACTATAGGATTGTTTGTAGATGATTCTAGTAAAGCTTCTGAGATCAAAGATATGATCAAACAATTTGCTCATGCTGCACTGCAAAATCAGAAAGTAGAATTGTCTGATATTATTAGTGTGATTAGACAAGAAGGAGTTGTAGAAGCTGAAGAAACTCTTAAAGGAGCTGAAAGAGAAAGAAGAGACGCAGAAATGATGTCACAAGAAAATCAAGCTAAACATGCTAAAGAATTGCAGCAAATGGCAGAAGCTGCAAAAGAAAAAGAACATGAGAGAGCTAAAGAATTAGTTATTCTCAAAGAGGAAGAAAAGAGAAAAACAGTTATTGTTCAAGGAACTCTAGTGGGAGCTTCTTTCAATCCAGATCAAGATAAAGATGATGATGGAGAAAATGATTTCATAGAACTAGCCAAGAATGGCCTGGATGCTGATATTAAGCAGAGCAAAGTAAACTTAGAAAGAGAAAAATTTGAACATAGTAAAGTAATAGATGCAGAAAAAATAAGCCTGGAAAAACAAAAACTTAAAGTGGCACAAACAAAAAACAAGCAGAAAAGTTAAAAAAAGCTATTACACATAACTTTTAACTTTAAGTTTGAAACTTGAATTTTATTAATATTTAATCTTAAATTTGAACAATGAAAGACAATGAAGATGTAAATTTTGAGTGGGATAAGAATACCCCCGAAATTGATTTTTTTGGAGAAAACAAAACAGAAGAGTCTGTGGTAGACAAAGTTATTAAGGATGATATTGAGCTACCAATAGATAAAAACAAATCTGCCAAAGAAAAACCAGTAAAAAAAGAAACTGAAGAAGAGGAAGAAGAACAAGAACCAGATATTGACTTCTTTGAGAATAAAGAAAAAGAAGAAAAAGAAACTGAAGAAGAAGAGGAAGAACAAGAAGAAGAGGAAGAAGAGGAAGAAGAGGAAGAAGAAGGTGATGATCCTAAAGATAAGGATAAAAAGAAAGAAAGAAAATCTAAAGTTAAACCAGCAGAAACTTTAAATTACTTAAAAGAGAAGGGTTTAATTGAATTTGAATTAGAAGAAGGTCAAGAATTGACTGATGAATTAGCAGAAGAAATTCTTGAAGATGATTTTGATGCAAGATTAGATACAAGAATTGAAGAGATAGTTAAAGATATGCCAGAAGTTGCTGGTAATTTCTTCAAGTTTATTAAAGAAGGTGGAAACGTCCAACAATATTTGATAAACTTGGCTAAACAATCTGTTTCAAGTAGAATTACTGCAAATATTGACTTAAAAAATCCAGTTAATCAAGAATTAGTAATCAGAGAACAACTTGCTCTTGAAGGAAATGATAAAGATGCAATTGATGCTCAGATAGAGTTCTTGAAAGACTCTAATAAAATGTCAACGTTTGCAGCAAGTAAATATAAACTTTGGGAGAAAAAAGACAAAGAAGAAAAAGAAGCTCTTTTAATCAAACAAAGAAATGCTAACCTTCAAGACAAAGAGAACACAAGAAAACTTAGAGAAAAAGTTGCTGAACTTGTAAAGGATAAAGAGAACATTGGAAGTTTGAAGCTCACTAAAAATGAGAAAAAAGAATTGCCAACTTACATGACAGAAAAGAATGTCAAGTTAGAAAATGGAGCGCATATTACCACAATGCAAAAGGATTTATATGAAGCTCTGCAAGATGATAACAAAGCAATTATGATTGCTAAACTTTTAAAAAGCAATTTTGATTTTACTGCAATAGAAAATGCTGTAGAAGATAAGGTTGCAAAGAAGACAAAAGAAGAATTACAAAGACATAAAAACACACCATCAAAATCAGGAAAATCAGGTTCACCTAAAAAGCGTGGCTCTTTAGCTGATTTCTTCTAAACAAAAACAAAATAAATAAATTAAACACTAATTATGGCAACACTTGGAAGTAAGTTAATTACTAAAGAAATGCAGTGGAATGCTAATATGACGGAGCAATCCCATTTGGGAGCTGCTTTATTGGCAAAACCACACAAATTTAGTGGGAAAATGGACCAGCTATTCTCAGCACAAAATGTCTATTCTGACAACCCACTATTATCCATGTTGATGGGTAACAAAGCTACCGAAGAAACTATCACCTCTACTAGTTGGGAGTGGGATTTGAAAGGAGCTAACACAAGACCATTAGTTGTAATGGAAAATGTTATGCCTGCTTCAAATGTAACTCCTGGTAAGTTTAAAAGACCATTTAAACTTAAACTAGATGAAAACTGGTATGTACCAGGAGATGTTCTCTCACCAGGAAGTTCTAACAAGAAGTTTCAGGTACGTGTTGAATCTGAAGTTCAACGTCATGGAGATGGATGGGTATATGAAGTAAGGATGATGTCTGATGATCCTGCTGATTTTATCCCAGTAACATATTTAACTACTGGTCAACAGTGGGCTAAATTGTATTCTCTCTATGAAGAGGCTGCTGAACAATCAGGTTCTACCCAATTCAGCACACCACTTTCACTTAGCAATAAAATGTCTAAGTTTAGAAAGAAATACAAAATCACTGACTATGCTTCACAAGAAGTATTGGCAGTAGCAATCCCTGACAACAAAGGTCAGTATCATACTTCATGGATGAAATATGCCGAAGTAGAATACTGGCAACAGTGGTACAGAGAACTGGAAAGAGGTGTATGGTATACACGTTCTACAGACACTGTAAAAGGTGCTAATGGTAGACCAGTGCGCTCTGGCCCAGGTATTCAAGAACAACTTGAAGATTCACATATTCACCGTTATTCTAACTTAACTGCAACTCTGATTGAAGAGTTCTTGATGGATATTTTCTACTCTAGAACTAAACCAGGAAGAGGACGTAATGTTAAGGGATATACTGGAGAGTATGGTATGTTGATGTTCCACAGAGCTATCCAAGATTGGATGAACAAATCAGGGTTTATTAAAAACGTTGAAGTGTTTACCAACAAGGTTAAATCTGACCTTAACACTAATGCTTTAGAAGCAGGTTATCAGTTTGTAAGATACAACATGGCAAATGGTGCTACACTTGAATTGGTGCATAATCCATTGTATGATGATAGAGAGATTAACTTTGAGATTGATCCAATTACAGGTTATCCTGTAGAATCACAAAGAATCACTTTCTTAGATTTCTCTGCTGATGGTGGTAGCTCTTCTTCTAACATTAAATACATGAAGAAAAAAGATGCTGAAACTTTCACTTATGTTCATGGTGCAGTAGGTCCATTTGGTCCTTCTAAAGGTCACATGGCAGCACATGCTGGTGACTACTATGAAATGCATGTTGGTAAATCTTGTGGTGTTCACATCCATGATGTAACCAAATGTGGAGAATTGATTCTTTCTAGAGCATAATTCTGAAATAAATGTTATATTTGTGGGGGAGATAAAAATCCCCCACAAATATTCATAAAAAAAGAAAGATATGAAAGTAGAAATTAGGCCAATAGACAAGAATAAATGGCATGGTAAAAAAGGATCAGAGAGTTTTGCAAGACCACATACTGTTCAAGCTTTAGTTGATCCTAAAACAATGAAGTATGCAACTGGACTAGAAGAAAAAGATATAGAAAAGTTGAAAAAAGAAGGTTGCTCTTATGATCTAAGTGATGATTTTGTAAATGGAAAAGTACATCCATTTTGGGAATCAAAAATGGCTCAAATAAAATTAGAAAATAAAACTATTTTCTTTGATCCAGAGAAATCTATGTTAGATTTCATTAAAGTAAAAATTTGTAAAGCTTCAAAGTATGTAGCCAACTCAGTACAAGAAATTGAAGAAGGACTTTGGCCTGATGCTACACACATTATTCATGATGAATCTGAACAAGTGGAAATTAAAGCAAGTAAAGTAGCAATTAAAAATCAAGCTGTGATTGCAGTTTCCAAACTTCCTTTAGAGAAAAAAATACAACTGTGTATGATTCTTGGAGGAAAAAATGTGAAAGGAAAATCAGAGAATCATGTTGAAGTTGCTATAAGTGAATTGTTAGAAGAACAAGCTGAAGAAGTTCTTAATTTCATGAAGCTGGATGCTGATAAAATGGAAATTCATGCTTTAGTTCTTGAATGTTTACAGAAAAACATTCTGACTAAAAAAGGACATAAAATTGAATACAATGGTTCAAATCTAGGAGGTGATATTTATCAAGTAATTGATTACCTCAATGAAGATGAGAATAACGAATTGAGAATAAGATTAACTGCTGCTGTTAATTAATTGATATGGTAATTCAGGAAATGCACTATGACTTCAAGATGAAGATCAACAAGGTGGATAGCCAGCAATATAGAAATTTGCTGATTCCTGAAATTGATTGGATATTAAATGAAGCACAAGAATTATTTGTTAAGATGGTTGCAGAACCTAGATTGAGAGATCAACTAGGTTTTGAAATGAGCCAAAGAAACACAGATGATATTAGGACACTTGTTAAAAAAGAGTGTCTTCCTATCACTAATAACACTAGCTCTCTCCCTGAAGACTACTGGCACTTTTTAAGAGCCTATGTCACTATGGAGAAAGACCCATGTGGAACTGCTTCTGCAAAACTTCATGTTAGACAACATGATGATGAGTATGAAGAGAGTGAGTTTGACAAGAGTTCTTTTGAGTGGAGAATAGTAAACGGAGTTTTTAATGTTGATGGTATTGAGTTTTCAAGTGACGGAACTTTCACAAATACTGAAGTTTGCCTAAATTACATAGCTAAACCTAGTTATATACATTATGCAAGTGGATTTAGAAGTGGAGGAACTTACACACTACCTTCATCTGTTGTATTAACTGGAACTCAGGATTGTGAACTCCCTTTCCAAACACACAGAGAGATTGTAGATATTGCTGTTTTAATTGCTACAGGACAACTTCAAATTCCTGATTATCAAATAAAATTAGCGAAGTTAAATTTTAATAATCTAAAATAAAACAAAACTATGAGTACAAACAATGATGTATTTAAAGTGCTAGTTACCAAAGGCAACGCAGTAGTGCTTGCTGCTGGATCAACTGTAGATGCTTTAAGTCCAGGTCAAATAGGAATATTTGATGTAAACACTGATTTGTCTATTGATGGTACTGCACCAGTAAAGAATTTCTTTATTGCTGTAGGTCTTGATAAAGATGGTGATTCAGTGCTAGACGACATTAATGTTTCTGCTGGACAACTAATTCAAGCCAGAAACATTAAGAACTACTCTTTCAGACCTCACACTGCTGGAAGACCTCAAATCATGGAACTAACCGGATTTGCTGCAAAATGTGATACAGATTATACACTTAGAATTGAGTTCCGTAACCAGGAAATTTACAAAAGACAAGGGTATAATCAGTTTAGCAAACCATACACTGTAAGAACTTCTTGCTGTGAAGGTTGTGAAGACTGTCCTTCAGGTAGCTGTCAAGAGTTGGGTAATCTGATTGTAGATGAAATTAACCGTGATACAGATGGTTTGGCTACTGCTGCACTATTTGTAAATCAGGGAAGCATCACAATCACTGGAGAACCTACTGCTGATGGTAACATCACAGTTACTGCAAATGGAGAAGCTATTGTTGTAGCTATTCTTAACGCAGATGATGAAGCTGGTGTAGCAACTAAAATTGCTACTGCTTTTGCTTCTTCTACTGTCAACTTAGCTGTAGCTGATGGAGCCACTGTAACTTTCACTTCACTTGGAAATTCTGTATCTAATCCTACAGGTACAGTGTTATTTGCTGATACTGATACAACTGGAGCAACTGCAACTGTGGTTAACTTTGCAAGTGTTGTTGTAACTTCAGAAGAGCTTGCTCTTTTGGAAGGTGTATGTCCAGGAGTTAGAATTACTAGTGTTCCACTGGCAATCAACAACTACTGTAACATCAACCTGAAGTATCATAATCCTAGACAAACTATCATGGTTCCTTCATTGATTTCAGGATTTGAATGTAATGGTTCTATCATTACTACTCAAGATGCTGCTAATGAAGAAGGAAGTTACTATGACATCAAGCAGAAAGAATATCATGCAGGTGCATGGGATGGAAATCCTGGTCCTTACAGACTTTCTGAAGCTACAGGTACAGCTTATGACATCACTTATTATGCTGAAGCTAATGAGGAGTATGATCAATTTGCATTGACTTATGATCAATTCTCTGTATCAGGATGGCAGGAACATTTCAACAATTTGGCTACTATCATTGCAGTGCCAGCAACAAGCACAGTTACAAGAAACAGTCTAGTTACTATTCTTGACAGAATTGCTGCTCTGGTTGGCTTACATGCACTGGCAGATGATGTAGCACTTGCAAGCACTAACCCTGCTGTAGTTGAACAAACTGCTGATATTGATAATCCATTACAAGATGGTATTGCTTAATAATCTATAAAACTTAACTAATGGTAATTATAAACCAGTTAAATATAGATGCTTTAGCAGAAAACATAGTAGTAGACGTTGCCACAACACCTGGCAACGTCTTTACTTCTATTCTGATATGGACATCTGATACTTTTCAAGTAATAAGTGAAGCTATTGATGTAAGTTCTTACATTGTAGGTACTGATGAAACAGAAACTATTTCAATACCTGCTTCAGCTTTAGGTTTAACTAAATTATCAGGATTATTTTTTCTAGAATTTACAACAGATGAAGAAGTAGAAGAATGTTGTCCAGACACTAATAAAAGATTGGCAATAGTTTCAAATTTTATTAAGTATCATGAATGCATTTTGAACAATTTATTATCTGCTGAAATAGATGATTGTGGTTTAAAATGTGGAGGATGTGATGATTGTGAAGACTGTTCAAGTAAAATAGTTAGCACAAATTTATATCTTCAAGGATTATATATAGCTATACAACAAGGTTTTTATCAAGAAGCTATAGACATTATAAAAATATTAGATGAACTTTGTGAAGTTTGTCATTCATGCCCTGACTATGGAAATGCAATTTTATTAGCAGGAGGAGGTTTTGGAATTTACAATAATGCTTTAACTTTACTATAAAATGTTTTTTGGAGAGAATGAAAAAATATTTTATGGTAGCTTAATGATAGCTAAAGATAGAAGAGCTGTCTTAGGAGAAGATGATTTAAAACATCTTGCTTTGTTTAGAGTACTATCAGAATCTTTTAATTATGCTAAAGCTCAATATGATGCAGGAACTGTAGGATATGAAGCTAAGATGCATGATATTAAGAACAAAATAAATAAACTAAGGAAGTGTAAGAAAATATGTAAGTATACCCAAAGGTTACTATTATCTTACTCTTGCGTAAATCCATCCTAATATGTTTGAATTAGAAGCAATAAAAGAACAATTAGCTGCACTACAAAGTCAGATAGCTTGTATTTTAAGTGGAGAATGTTGTAGTGGAGGAGAGGTTCCTAATGATGCTTGGGTAAATCTTACAGAAACAGATATGACTTTAGTTACATTTGCTTCTGCTAATATTAACAGTTTGACTAGTTTAGACCTTGCATACAAGATACTTAGTTCTGATACTGTAGTTATAAAAGGTTATTTAAGATTAGAAATAACTGTTACAGCATTAACTGATACTATCAATTTAAACTTTAGATGGCCTGCCTTTACTGGCAGTAATTGGTTTACTGGCAGCAAAACTTTACAAGGAATTTTAGAAAGAGTACCAATTTCTATAATTAATGCTACAGGAGGTTTAGGAGTTAATTCTCCTAGTCAACAAGGAAATGCTATTGGTTCTACTTTAAGTAGTATTAATTTGATTTCTATAGGACAAACCAATTTGCAATTACCAAATGGAGATTATACTATTGATGTGTATTTTGAATTTACTTCACCTTTACAAGCAGTGTAATTATGCCACCAAAAGAAATAAATAGAGAGACACTTGAAAAACTCTTCAGGGAGGTTCAGGATTTAAAATGTAAGGTTTCAAAATTACCTACTACTGACATTTATGTTAATGGTGGTAGTTATGATCCTGATACAATGACATTAACCTTAGTAGATAATAATGGTGTAACTCCAGATATTACTATCGATTTGTCTGCTTTAATTCCAGTTACTTTATACACTGGAGATGGTGTAACAGGAACAGATAGAACTGTAACAGTTACAGATACTCTGACAATAGCAGGACCAGCAGGAATGTTTAGACTTCAGGACGGTACTGAAGGTGTTGTTGGATATATTTGGACTTCTATTGATGTAAACGGAACAGGAGCCTGGATTCCATCTCCTACAGCTTCCACTAATATCTATAATTCTGATGGTATTATTACTGCTATAACAAGAACGGTACAAATTAGAACAAATTTGTTTTTTAATCATGGGTTAGCTGGAGTGAATGGTTACTTTCAACTAACTTCTGGTGGTTATGTTAGAAACCAAACAAGTATTGCAACAAATTATTGGGAGTATAATAATGCTAGTGGTATAATGTCTTATGTAACAGATACACATTCTGTTACTGGTGTTAGAGCAACTAATGGTGGAGGTGTTAATCCTGAATCTTTAGTAGAACTTTTTGCTGGGTCAAATAGTACAGCATACATGAATATTGGTCCTACTACAATTAGGATGGATTTTTATGCAAATAATACAGCAATTCTTGCAGGTAGTTATAATTCAATTGGTGATTGGGGATTTGGTACGCTTCCTTCAGCAGGAGCTAAAGTTACAATTCATTCAGCCTCTGGACAAGGATTTGGTACTATAATTTCGTCAGGAAATTTATCTCCTGCTGAGAGTATTTTACAAGTGAGAAATGCAGCAGCAGCTACTGTTCTAAATGTTTCTGCTACTGGTAGAACTACTATAGCTACTGAAGCTTGGATTGGTACAAATACTGGATCAATATCTGTAGCTTCTCCTCTTGCTGTTAAAGGTTATGATAATTTGTTTGCTACAAGAAATTTTGGTTTCTGGAATCTTGCAGATGATCAACTTTTTCAAATGCAAAATGATGGTAGCATAGGTATTAATACTGCTCCTGTTGTTGGAGATCGTTTAAAAATTACTGCTGGTGGTGGTAGAGATGGAGCAATTAATATTTCATCCAATAATTTAGCTAATAATGGTTATGCTATTTTAGCTCAAGGTGGTACTGGTGGCACTAATTATAATGGTATTTGGTCTGATGTGACTGGAAGTGGTGCTGGTATTGCCAGGTCTTTTTATGGAAATTCTGGTGTAGCTGGACACTCTCAAAATTTTGGAGCTTATTTTTCAGCCAGAAATGCAACAGACAGTTCTGTTGGAGTTTTTGCTTCAGCAAATGGAGGCGATGCAGTTACTCCAAATGATTTTGCTGCTGGTATATGGGGTTCTGTTGGATCACAAAAAGCAGATGATAGGAGAGCAGGTTACTTTAGTATTGGACAAATAGGAGATATTAACAATACTAAAAACTATGGTGCTAAGATAGAATTATCTTGGGTATCAGGAGTAACTAATGAAGAAGCTTGGGGAACATTTATTGAATGTTCTGTAGATGGTGCTGGTGTTACAAATGTAGCTGCTTATTTTGAAGCTGCTGGAGGTGGAGCAACTAACTATGCTATTATCACTACTAGTGGTAGATCAATATTTGGTAATGCTACAGGAAGTGGTAATACCTCACTTATTGAAGTTTATGGTGATTTAGAAATTATGGGAATAGTCAAAGGTATTGTATTTGAAGATAGAACTTTAAATACTAGACATAGATTGTATCTAGATAATGGAAATCTTTTAATTGAAGCAGCTTAAAAAATAACTTATATGGCAATCAAAATTAATGTTCAATTAACCAAAGCAGGAATTACTATTCCAGCAGGTTCAATGATAAAACCAAGTACTTCTTTTCCTGATGATTTTATTGAAAGAGATGAAGCAGGTAATATTACTGGTAAGAAGAGAATCCTTCAGATGGGATTTAAACATTTTCCTTCTAAAGAATCTTTCAATACTTCTCCTTTGGAAATAGGAGCTGTAGATCAATTTGATTATGGTTATGGAGCAGAAATCAGTGATGAAAATTGGGCATTATTATCAGGACAAAATGCGTTATTGGTAGTTCAGGGAATACTTAAAGATTGGTTAGAATCTAAACTTGGAGTAGGAACTTGTGAGATCATTAATCCTTATAATGATTAATAGTACTTACAGAGAATTTTAAAATGCTAACCTTAACAGGCACAACTGAAAAATTTGTTCTAACTGCATCATCTGTAGCTCCTTTAGACTATTCTGGAACTTATGTAGATTTTACAGTTATTCCTAAAATATTCGCAACTGCTGGAGTACAAGGAAAAATTACAACAATTGGTAATACTGATATAGTATCTGCTCCATCAACAAATATTTTAAGGCAGTTAAAAATACTCACTATTACTAATATTGATGTAGCTGTATCTAACACAATTTATATTTCTAAAAAAGATACTCTTTACTACAGATTAACTCCTTCCATCACATTGTTAGCAGGTGAATCTTTAGTTTATATGACTGAAGTAGGATGGTTGTATTATTCTGCAACTGGAAGTATAAAAGCCCAACAAACTGCTTTTGGTTCTTCTAATTGGATAATGTATAATAGTGGTGGATTTTTAGCTGGTGATATTAATTTTCAATTTGATCCTGCAACAAATACATTATTATTAGATGGAACAGATGCAAATTTGTTACTGAAAAAAGTAACTACAAGTCCAGCATCTCCTATTGCTGGAAATGTTGAAGTCTACACAAAAAGTATAGCTAATTGGGATAGTTTGATGATACTTGGTTCTACTGGAGTAGAGAATCCAATTCAAAGAGCTGTATGGAATATGCAAAGAATAGACTATAGACCAGGAGCTGCTGCTGGTGTTTGGTCTGGAACTGTAGGTGCTAATTTAGGTACTGCTGCAATTGGATTACCTACAGCAACAAATATTTACACTGCAATGAGAAGAAGTACTTTCTCTAATGTTGTGACTACTACTAATCAACAAATAGGAACTAGAACAGAAGCAATGTTTTGGAGAGGAAATGCTGCTGGATTAGGTGGATTTTTTATGTGCATGAGAGTTGGTTTTAACTCTATTAAAACAGGATGTAGAGGGTTTTTTGGATTTACATCGGGAACAACAGCAGTTGTTACAGTTGAACCTTCATCATTACTTAATATGTTAGGATTTGGATTTGACTCAACAGATATCGAATTTACATTTATGCATAATGATACTACTTTGACTTGTACAAAAGAAGTAATAAGTGGTCAAGGTACTCTTGCAACAAATAATACAGGATATGATTTCTACATTTATTGTAAACCAAATGATACTGTTGTATATTATGCAATGGTAAGAACTGATACTGGTGCAATACTAGTAGATTCTTCAGTTGATACTAATCTTCCTGTAAGTACAACTTTATTAACTTGTCAAGCAATCATGAGTAATGGAACTGCAAATATTGTTGCAGGAGATGCAGTACTTGGAGTTGGATTAATTGAAATATATACAGAGCGTTAATTATGACTACAGAAAAAATATACTTCTTTGGATGGACTAATATAAAATGGTTCATTGTTCAGATAGGATTAACATTCTCTGAACAAGAATCTTTTTTCTCTAGTAAAAGAATAGAAAGAGCAATCATCTTTAATGCTGCAATTGTATCTTATTTTATTTGGTTCTCTTATAAATACAAAACACTTTCAGCATCAGAGATGGTAATGGTTATTGCTGCATTCTTTGTAATGATAGGTTATAATATGAGTGTTACTGAAAAATCAAAATTATTGTAAATAAAGTCATTTTAGAGTAGAAATTTATATATTTGCCTCATATATAAAAGACAAAATTTATGATAACATTTGAAAACAAAGTAATTGACAACTTAAAAGGACCAGAAGGACAGAAATTTGACTATGCTGGTTTTGCTCTTTTAACCTTAAATTCTCCTTTGAGATCAGGAATGACTGTTGATGATATTAAGCAGAGAATGGCCTTGATGGATAAATTTAAAATTGAGCCAGGTGCTACACTTGAGTTAACAGCTAAAGAATTAACTCTGTTGCAATTCTGTGTAAAGAATATGTCTTGGGGAATTGTTCATGAATCTATTCCTGCATTTGATGATTATATTGCAGGAATCAAAGATGTTGAAGTTAAAAACTAAATAGTTTCTTAAAACCCAAAACTTATGGAGACTACTACTTTTGAATATCTTGGAACCTGGATGCAAAATCTAAATCCACTTATGTCTTTTTTGACAATATTATGGATTGTAACTTTGATAATTTTCAGAAAAGATTTTGCAGAAAGAATTAAAAATTTTGACTTCAAAAAAATTAGATTCTTCAAAAGTAAGAAACAACTGAAAAAAATAAGCTTACTAAAAGACCATGATCTTTTCAATGTTATTGAAAGGGTCAGGTCTGAAGTAAGATTTAAGAAATTCTACACTTCAGGAGAATATGATGCTACTAAAAGTAAGATGTTCATAGACTTCATTGATTTCCATTTAAACACTATCAGAGAAGATTATAAAAAATTCTTTGACGACAAATCTCTCACTACAAAAAATACAGATGAATTAAAATCTGCTTTACTCACTCTGATGAATACTACAGATAGAAGTTGTGCTAAAAAGACAAAGCAATATTTTTTATCAAAAGAAATTCCAGTGCATGATGTAAACTACATTATAAATTTATTTGAAGTCTGGAGAAATGAAACTAACAAAGCTTTAATCTCTAGAATAAATGGTATTTTTTCTAGTACTTTCCACCCTGATAATTTTGAAAAACTATTAGGATGCTTAGAAGTAATAAGTATGTCTACTGAACTAATCCTAAAAGATGGAGTAGAATCATTTGAAAAAATGAATGGTAGATTCAAAAACCTAACCTATTAATGCAAGAAGTACAGCATGTAAAAGATTTTTTCAGTAAAGTAAGATTTGAAGAGAAAAGACATCTCTACTTTGTTGAAGAAAAACAATTAGAAATTTCAGTATCTGGCATAGTTAAAAGATTCGTAGAAGAAGTAGATTTTGATTCAATATCATATTCTATTGATGAAAGAGATAATCTTCCTTTAGGAACTACTAAAAAATTCTGGTCATTAAAATCTGATGTAGCTTGTTCTAAAGGAAATAAAGCTCACTTCTTTGGACAGATATATGCCTTTCATAGAAATATATCTCCAGGAGATAAATATGAAGAAGCTGTAAAGAAATTTTGGGATGAATTACCTCCTCATCTAATTCCTGTATTCACAGAATTAGAAATGTATCATTTAAAGTACATGTTTGGAGGAATGGCAGACATTATACTTTATAATACTATCACTAAAAAGTTCATTATCGTAGATTACAAAACAAATGAAGATTTGTTTAAGAACTTTAGAGGTAAGAAGTTATTGAAACCTTTTCATTACATCTTAGAAAATGATTACAATAAGTATAATATTCAATTCAGTTTGTATCAAATACTGTTTGAACAAACAGGGTATGAAGTTGAGAATAGAGTTTTAGTATGGTTAAAACCAGATGGAACTTATGACATGTTCTTTACTGAAGACTATTCAGTTATACTGAAAGAGTACTTAGAAGAAAAGTATTAGAAAAAGAAAATTCAACTTAATTTTTTGTATATTTGTGACTTATGATAACAGGCCAAATCATACAAAGAATACAGTCTCTTTATAGCAAGGGAGTACAATCTGATGATAGCAGGTTAACTACAAGACATATTTATAATAAGATGCTTACTCTTAGGAGTAAACTTATTACTCAAAAAGTCAAGAAAAAACAATTAATCAGTGACTGGAGTTATGTTCTACTAAAGTGTGTAGAAATAATTAAAGTTGATGCTCATGAATGTCCTTGTCTTCCTCAAATTGGATGTCAGGTTTACAGAACAAAAGAAAAAATTCCTAAGCCTTTAATTGATATGAATAACCACTTAATAAAGTGGGTTATGTCTATTGAACACAGTAATCTGTTTGATGAAACTACCAGAGAAAAAGAGCTGTACATAAAGGGTCAGAGGTATACCAACAAGAAAAAAAGATACCTCTTAGAAGACGGTTATATCTTTTTTTATGGTGGTAATCCTGGTAAAGCTGTAGCTGTAAAAATATTGATTCATGATCCTATTGAAGCAATGAATTTTCCAAGTATCTGTGGAGAAGAAGAAATATGTTTTTCTCCATTAGATATGGAATTTGCAATAGATGAAGATTTGATTGATGATCTAGTTACAATGGCAATTCCAGAATTAATTGGAGTTTTTAATCAGAATCCAGAAGATTTGACAAATAATAGTAAGGATAATCCTACAGAACAGAGCAAATGATAAAAAGAAATATTAGAGACAGTTATCCTTTGTATAAGCAAATAGCAAAAGAACCTATTGCTGATCTAAAAGATTATACTTCTTTAACTGGAGAATACAATGAATTTTTAGTTGAATCAGCTAGAAAAGGACATAAAGTAGCACTTCCTTTTAGATTAGGTTCTTTAGAAATAGAAGGTAAAAAACAAAAAGCATCAATAGGTGAAAATGGAGAAATAAAAGGATTAGCTCCTGATTGGCAAAGAACAAAACAATTATGGCAAAATAATCCAGAAGCTGCTGCTAAAAAACAACTTGTATATCATTCAAATTCCCACAGTGGAAAGATGAGATATAAATATTTATGGTCAAAAAAGAATGTATTAGTTGCTAATAAAACTTTATATTCTTTGGTTTTAACAAGAGCTAATAAAAGAGCATTAGCTAGAGAAATTAAAAATGGTAAAGAATATTGATATGGGAGAAATTAAAGACATAAAATCTGCAACTTTCCAAAGTAAATCAGGTTTTAAATTACCTAAAGGAGTAACAATTACTAAAAAAGATGTTACTGTTACAGTAGAAGAAATTGAAAATGGTTTTATCATAAATAAAAGTTATGATATAAAATGGTCAAAAGAAAGTGAAGATGGCGAGATTAACACTGGTTATGAATACTTCACAAAAAAATGGTTTTCAGAAACAAATCCAATTTCTATTGATGAAGAATTTGAAGATGAAATGTCATTAGCAGATAAATTTGAATAATTATGGACTTTACTTCAGTAGATAGGATTCTCTCTAAGTTTCACAGAGACATTAAGAACGCAGAGCTTAATGAATCAGATGCTATTGAGTGGATTGGAGAAGCTTTAGATTTCTTGAAAGTTCATGCTATTACTGAACAAGCTGTAGCATTTATTGAAGTAAAAGACTATCAATGTGAACTACCTAAAGGTTTTCAAAATGTTCTGCAAGTTGCAAGAAATAATAATTGGAGTGAACAAAATGATCTGTGTTTATGTCCTGCTACAATTTGTGCAACAACTACAACAGTTGATACAACAACTCCTGGAGTTAAAGTAACTACAGTTATCACTGATCCAAATTGCGCTCCTTGTGAAGTTAAAAAACCTGGTCCAAATATGCCAGTACCTTTAACTTGTCAAGGTGAACCAATGACAGATTATGACTTAGCTTACTACAGACCATATTTTGATTTAGGATGGTTTTATTCTGGTTGGACTGAAAGTTATTATTATCATAATAATTACACTCCAGTAAGATTAGCAGATCATACTTTTTTTAATAGTATAGTTTGCAAAGAATATAATTCAGATAGTATTTATCAGTCAGCTAGAGATGAATATACAATTGTTGGTCATGGTTGTAATAGAGCATTAAGATTTTCTTTTAAAACTGGATCAATAGCTTTAGCTTATAATAAATCAGTTATGGATAAAGAAACAGGTTATCCATTAGTTCCTGATGATATTTCTTTTATCACAGCTATAACTTATTATATAAAATGGAAGATAGCAGAAAGTTTAGATTGGAATGGAAGAGAAGGTTTTGCTGTACAAGCACAAAAAGCTGAACAAAGATGGTTGAAGTATGCAAGACAAGCTAAGAACAAAGCTAAGATGCCAAAAACATTAGATGATTATCAAGATTTGTTAGAGCAATCTCATTATCTTATTCCAAATCATAAAAGATTCTATGGATTTTTTGGAAATTTGAATCAACCTGAAAACAGAAGTTTTAATCATCCTGACAGATACACATACAGATAATGAAAGAACATGCAAGTAAACCTGTCAAAGGTATTCATACAGATTTTACACCTAAAGATCAACCTGAAAATACTTATAGGTTTGCATTAAACGCTGTTGATGAAACCTCTCAGGGAGACAGTTCCAGTATTAGTAATGAAGAGAGCAATGAAATTTGTGCTGATCTTCCTGAAGGATATATACCTATAGGAAAATGTTATATTGGAGATGGTGAAGTTGCATTATTTCTATCTGATGAAGCAAATGGAGATTCTGAAATAGGGATTCTAAAAAAAGATTGTACTTATGAAACTTATGTAAATGATTCTGCTCAGGTTGAAAAATTAAATTTCAGAGTAATCCATCAAATTGATACTACTTATCGCCTAAGAAAAGGTTGTGATAAAACAGTTTATTTTGTTGATGGTAATAACAATGATAGATACTTTAATTTCAATGATGTAGATTTCTTTAAAACTATTGGTGGACTTTGGGATATTCCTAAATTCAGATTAGATAAAACAGTTGATGCTATACCAGTTATTGATAGTATTGAAATAGAAGAACAAGGAAGTTTACTTCCAGGTTCTTATAATGTTGCTATTGCTTTACTGGATGAAGATTTTAATTCTACAGAAATAGTAAATGTTTCTGATACAATTATTATTTACAATGACAAATATGAAGAAGAGTTTAATAGTATAACAGGTTCTACTACAGAAGAAGCTGACTACTATCAAAACAATACTACAGGAAAATCTTTAAGAGTCAATTTAAGTAATTTAGATGCAAGTTACACTTACTACAGAATCTTTTTGATTTCAGCAAACAATGCAAGTGGAAGAATAGCTTCTATTGCTTACACTGATGATATTCCTTTGAGTCAAACTTATTATGTTCTTACTGGAACTAATACTCCTTACAATTCTTCAGAAGCAGAAATTTTAGCTATTAAAGCTATCATACAATCTTCAAAACACATAGAACAAGTTGATAACAGATTAATAAGAGCAAATATAGTTGGAGATCAAAGAAGATATTGTGATTTTCAAAAATTAGCTTCAGCTATTAAATCTGATTTAGCTTTAAAGGAAATAAATCTCAATGATATAACTGCTTATGGAAATCCTAAAAGAGGAACTGTCCATGAAGAAAATTCTATAGGCTATATGCCAGGAGAAATTTATGCTTTTGGAATTGTTTATGAATTTCCAGAGAATGTTGAAAGTCCTGCTTATCATATTCCTGGTAGAGGACCAGGAGATTTGACTTCAGAAATGAGTTTAGAAAATGAACTTGATAGTGTTATTTATACTGAAGATACTTGTTTATTATCTGGTTATTGGGGAGTAGATTATTCTGGTGATCCTTTAGAAGGAGAAAAAGTTAGGCATCATAGATTTCCTACAAGAAATGATATAAGCATACCTCTCTATAATGAAACAGATATAGTTAATACTCCTACAGGAAATTATATTCATAGTGTAAAAATTGTCATTGATGATACATACAATAATAATTACAACTTTGACACTTTGTATGTAAGAGTTAGATATGACAACTTAGAAACTGGAGAATTAAACGTAGAATATATAAAAAGTTTTCCCAATGTTTATGTAGAAGCTGGTTCTCCTGTTCATCTTGAAGTATTTTTACCAGAAATAGCTACTACAAATGCTTTTACACCTTATGTAATCAATCAAGTAAAATTTGTAAATCCTCAAGGTAATGATGGAGTTTTCTTCATTGATCCTATTCAAACTGTTGGTCCTTTTCCAACTGTTATCACTTATATAGATGAACCAGTATTAAAGAAAGTTGTAAGCTATACAAGTCAGATTTTAGGAATACATTTTTCAAATGTAGTTTTACCTCCAGATGCTATTGGTTATCATATAGTAAGAATGGAAAGAACTGATGATGAAAAAACTGTACTTGATACAGGATTGTTATTTCCACTAATGAAGGATTCTAAATATGAAGCTTTTGCTGCTTTCAATCCTGATAACACTATCACTAGAGGAACAGAGAGATGGGCAATGTTCAATCCTGAATATAAATTTTGGGGTAAAGAATACACCAATATTGATAGAGTAATAAGAGAAGCAGATTATCTTGTTTCACAAAAAACTTTATTCTCTAACATAACTCAAGATGTTCAGCCTGGAACTTCTTATAACAAAACTACTGCAAAGAAAAGAGAAGAAGATGAAGATGGTTTTGATTTACACACTTTAGTAAGATATAATGAAATAACTTATAGTGCAGATGGAACTGAGCTAACTAATAATGTAACTGATGCAAAATATTTATCAGCTTTAGCTAGTACAGTTATGGATGGAGAAACTGTATTTAATGCTTCTGCTGACAATAAAATTGGAATACTTGAATTTGACAGTTTAATGGGAACTGTAGATTCTATTCCTTATGTTTCACTAAGAAGAGATTTACTTAATCCTTATGCTAATTTCAGAATAGGAAAATATTACAAAGAACATACAAATATTTTTTCAGGAACTGAAGCTGACATATTTAATGGAGATACATATATATCTCCAATGACCTTAACTAGTACAATTTTTTATGATATTAGATTAAGATATAGAAGCAGTAAAAGTGGAATATGGAGAATTATAGGTGGAGTACTACTTATAGCTTTTGGTATTGTTGCTTCAATTATTACTTTAGGATTAGGTGTACCTGCAACAATTGCAATTATTGGAGCAGGAGTATCTGCCGCTGCTTCAGGAATCAATCAAGCTATAATTAAGAAAACCTATCAAGAAGAGTATGAAAAGGGATTAAAAGATACCATCAAAGATACAGAAACTAATAATGAATTTGGAGGCAATCCTCCTGATGATGAGATTCAATATTTTTCTGATATGCTAGAGAATGTCTGGTTTGAAAGTAGTGTAAATATGAACTGGAGATTAGACCCTAATTATGGGCCACAAACTTTTCAGTATTCTCCAGATTTTTTAAATAAGAACAGAATTAATAGCTATATTTTGGATAAGCTTACTGTATTAGATGTAGAAAATGAAAATGGTAGACTTTATCAAGGCTATGCTAATGCTGAAACTTATTTTTACAATGATGATTATAGGAGAAGAAATAAGCAAAAAATTTATTTTTCTATAACTGCTGAATATGATTGTTGTTCTGATTGTTTAGAAGAATTTCCTCACAGAATACATTGGTCAGAGCAAAGCTTCCAGGAAGAATTAACTGATCATTACAGAACTTTTTTACCTAATGATTACAGAGATATTGAAGGAGAAACTGGTAAGATTACAGACTTATTTAAAATTCAAAATAATCTTTACATACATACTCAAGAAGGTCTTTGGCATTTACCTCAGAATATACAGGAGAGAATTACTGGTGATATTGTTTCCTTTATCGGAACTGGAAGTTACTTTTCCATACCACCAAGAAGAATAGTAGATGATGAAACAGGTATGTCTGCTGGTACTCAACATAAATGGGCTACCTTGAAAACTCCTTACTTTGTAGCTTTTGTATCTGAAGCTCTAAAGACTATTTATACTTTTGATGGTAATAGTTTGCAACCAATTTCTTCAAATGGTAACTTTACTTGGTTTAAAGAAAATATAGGTATAAGAGTTGATGAATATTGGTTAGAGTCAAAAGGAAGACCTTATCCTTACAATTTTAATCCTGCAAATAGATTTGGAGTAGGTTTTCATAGTACTTATGATTCCAGAAAAGAAAGATTAATTATTACTAAAAGAGATTTAGTATTTAAGAGACCAATAGAAGCTGATCCTATTTTAGATCAAGATGATTATGAAGTAACTTATTACAATGATATTTTATGGTATTTTCTAGGTTATCAAAATACTATTGATGTTCAAGAAGGTTTGGGTTGGACTTTTGTAGGTATTGTAGACAATACTATGGTTTTTGAGATGTTAGATGAAGGAGGAGAAGTAATAACTTCAACTGTATTAGGTAGAGAAGTACCTGATGAAAGTATTTATCAAGCATCCTGGACATACTCTTATTCAATAAAAAATCAAGCTTGGAGAAGCTTTCATAGCTATCTTCCTAATTTCTATATTAATACTCCAGATGAATATTTTTCTGTTATACATACTAATGAAATTATTTGGAAGCATAATAGAAAAGGACATTATCAGAATTACTATGGTGTAAGACATCCTTTCATCATAGATTATGTATCAAATTCTGTTCCAGTAGAAACTAGACTTTATAATCATATCAGACTTTTGACAGATGCTAGAAGATATGTTACTGCTGTTGATGATTTTGTAGATGAAAGATTTATCACATTCAATAAAGCTATCTTCTATAATTCTAGGCAGTGTAGTGGAGAATTAACATTAAATGTGAAAGATACAAATGTTGATGAAGCAAATTACATGTTTCAGCAAATAACAAATATTAATGCAGATGAGATTATCATAGCTAGACATGAAAGAGATTGGACTTTAAATGATTTAAGAGATTTTAGAGCTGATCTTACACTTCCTATCTTTAACAAAAATATTGAAGACTTACAAACTGACTATTTTATAGACAAGATAGTAAATACTGCTAGTCTTGATCTTACAAAAACTTGGGATGAATTAGAAAGTTTTAGAGACAAATATTTGGCATTAAGGTTTATATTTGATACTTTTGATAATATTAAGCTTATTGTAGATTATTCAATTGTCAATGAACAAAAATCTGATAGATAATGGCTAAACTAAGAAAAAAATATCCAATGTATGCTACAGGTACTGGCCCTCATGGTATTGGTAATGCCTATCTAGAAACTCCTTCAGGAGAATTGGCTCAAAATGATATTAATGTTGCAGCAGGAATGGAAGCTGCTGCTACAAATCCCTGGACTAAAGGAATGAGTATATTAGGTCAAATGGCAATGAATTATGGAATTAAAAATTTCAAAGGATTTAATTTTGGTCAAGAGGAAGAAGCAACACCAGCACCAGTAATGGCTTATGGAGGTGGAGTAGGACAAAGAAATGTCAATGTAGAAGGAGATGAAGTAGGACAAATGCCTGATGGAAAAACTTTTGAGTTTAAAGGGCCAAGTCATGAAGAAGGTGGTATTGATACTAATTTACCAGTAGGTACAGATATTTTTTCTGACAGAATTAAAATCAAAGGTAAATCAATGGCAGATAGAAAAAAAGCCAGGATAAAATCTGTTACAGCTTTAGAAAAAAAATTAGAAAAAAATCCTACAGATAAAGTTCTTCATAATACTCTTGAAAGAGTTATGATGAATAATGAAAAAGAAGAATTAAAGGATAAAAAAATTCAGCAAGTTGTAGGTGCAATACAAAAGGGTTTTGCTGGACAATTTGCTTTTGGTACAGGCTTAGATGGAGTTGATCCTACAATACCTCCTGGCACTGATCCTGTGTTAAGTGTTGGAACAGGAATACCAATTGGTGATGTTATGCCTGAAAAATTTCAAGGCAAATATGTACATCATGCTCCAACTACAGTATTGAATGATGAAGAAGCTTATTATAGAACTTTTAATGATGTAATTAGAAATATTTTTTCTACTGAAAAATCTAGATTAAATGCTGACAGAGGATTAGTTACTACAGTATTTGCTAATGGTGGTACTGTTGGAGAAGATGGTGTAACAACTAATCCTGATGGAACTCCTGTAGAACCTGTTGAACCTACAGTTATTGAAACCTATGAAGGTGCTGATAACTATACAGAGTATCAAAATTATCTGAAACAAAAACAAATTTATGATACTTACAATGCAGAAAATACTCAAGCTAGTCAAACTTTAGGAGCAGGTCAACCAGTAACTGTTGATGAATTTAAAAGTACTCCAGGCTTTACAGATTTTACTTTACCAGAAGGAGCTACAGGTTTAGTAAAGTATAAAGGTACAGATTATACACCTAGTCCAAAAATTGAAGGAAATTTCTATACAAGAACTGACACAGGAGAAATTTATATTCCTGTTTATGAAAATCCAGGAGATAAAAATTATGCTGTTGTAGATTCACCTGCTGTAAAAGAACAAAAATATTTACAACAAGCTTGGCAACAAGAAACAGCAAATATTCAAGGTTATGTAAGAAATACTTATTATGATCCTGAATGTAATTGTAATAGAGTTGAACAAATTCCTTTACCTGTAGGACAAGATATTCCTACTAATGGAACATTTGTACCTAAAGGAGATATGCCTCCACCAGATTGGAGACCAAAAGAACCTATTCCTACATTTGCTAATGGTGGTACTGTAGGTGGTATTCCACCATTTGATGTAAATGCTTTAATGAATGTATTAAATCAATTAAGTCAAGTACAAAATCTTAATGCTGATTCTTTTAATTTAGATTATGCAAATACTCCAAAATTAGGTGATCCAGAACAACCTAGTCAGGGTCTACCTCCTGGAGGTATTAAAACAAACTTTATTAATGCTGATGTTCCAGAAGAAACTTCAGGTTTAAAGTTTATGGAAGAAATTCCTGAAGACCCTTTTGTTCTTGATCCTACAACTTATGCAGCAGATAATAAAAAAGGTACTGGCAAAGTTGCAGATTACTTAAATAAAGTTTCAAATAATCCAAACTCTCAAATTACTCCAGGTAATATAATGGGATTGGTTGGAAATACTATTTCTAGTCTTGCTCCTTTAACTACTACTCTACAAAATAGAGCTGGTGATACTCCTAATGTTAACTATATGTTGAACTATGGAGATAGAGGTTTAGAAACTATTGATAAGAGTAAAAAATTTGTAACTGGTACAAGAGATACAAATCTCAAATCTTTAGAGCAAAATAAAGAAGGTGCTAGAAAATTAAATAGAAATTCTGCCAGAAGTTTAAATACAAAAAGAGCTTTAGATTTAGGTGTAGAAATAGCTGGCAATGAAGCAGAGAATCAAATATATTCTAACTTTGCAAACATAATGGCTGGTATCTTAGGTCAAGAAGCAGGTCTTCAAAACCAACAAGATCAAGTTGTAATGTCAGGTGAAGCAAACAGAGATATTGCAGATAGACAAGACAGAGATAACTTCTATACTAATATGGGTATAGGAAAAGCAGCTATTGGAGAAGGTTTACAAGAAACTGGAAAAGATATAAATGCTATGAAACAACAAGAAGTTATGATGAACTTACTGAATCAATTAAGTAAGTATGGAATAACTATTGATAGTAGCGGTAATTTAGGAAGCAATGGGTAGATTTTATCAAAGTCCAACACCAAAATTTGTTGATGATAATATGTATAAGGCTCCTATTGACCTTATGCAAGGTGTTCTTGGTACACATGAAGCCAGGACTGATGAATTAATTTCAAGAACAGATTTACTTGAAGGAGCAGTAGATCAAGTACAACATTTGAATTTTGATGCTGAAAATGAAAGAGTAAAAAAGCTTCAAGAAAAATATTCAAATGGTATAACTGGCATTACAGAAGCTATTTACAAAAATCCTTTGGAGTATCAGAAACACATGCCAGCTATTAAAGCTTTGCAAAAAGAAATGTTGCAAGATAAAAATAGTGGAGAATGGTATCAAATTGAAAAAAGATTAGGTGATTATCAAAATTGGGTTGAAGAGAATAAAGATTTGAAAGAATCAAATCCTACTCTTTACAATAAACTGAATAGTCATTATTATAATGATCTTGTCACAAGAGCTAGTGAAGATAGCCAAGCTAGATTTGCAGGTCAAAAAGGAATTGATAAACCAGATTTAATTCAAGGTTACACTAAACAATTTGAAAACATTAAAGCTAGTTCTACAGAACAAAGTAATGGAATGTATAAAATTGGTGATAAATGGTTAAGTGAAGATGAAGTTTCAAATATTGCCTGGAATACTTTGATCAGTGATAAAAACTATCAGGGTTATGTAAATCAAATGGGTAATGTTCTTGGAGAAGAAGGTTATGTAGATGAAAATGGAAGACCATTAAATGCTTTCAATTTAGTTGATGGAAATGGAAAAGTGATTACTTATGATGAGTATACAAAACTTCCTGAAGCAGATAAAAAATTAGTGAAGAAACAACTTGATCCTACTAATGCTTTTTATTCAGATTTAGCTGCTGTTTCACAGACTTACAGTTTCAGTGAAAGAACTCTTGAAGAAGATCAATATGGTACAATAGCAGCTCAAGGAAGTCAAACTAGAAGTACTGAAAGATTGAGACAACAAGGAGCAATGGAGCTTGAAAAATTGAGACAAGCTGGAGACTTGAATATGTTGTACACTAAGTATGCACTTCAAGGAGAAGCAGATCAAAAAGCATACAAAGATGAATTACAATTAAAAGCAGCTCAAGGTGATGCAGGTGCATTGGATATTTTGAATACAATTAATGCAAAAGAAACTTTAGGAGTTATAGCTCCTCCTCCAGCAAATGTTGATGATGATGCAGCAATTGTAGAAGCAAATAGAGAAGCTAGTCCTACTTTCAATGATGGTAAAAGTCATATTTATGCAAGGCCAGGAACTACAGAATATGCAGCTTGGCAAAGATGGAACAATTCTACCCAATATGCTGTCAAGGCAGAAGGCAGTAAGACAATTACTTTATCTGATGGTACATCTTTTAAAGCTGAAGAATACTTCAATTTTTTAGGAGATAGAAAACATAGTGAAGAACTGTCTAGAGAGTTCTTAGAGAAGAGAAAAGGTATCTATGTTAAGGATGATAGTGTAAATAATTCTACAGCTCAAAATTGGGCTAACTCTGCTAGATGGACACCATCCTGGACTAAATCAGAAGCAGCAGCAGATTGGGATGCTGTTTATGAAGCAGGTAATGCTTATGAAGAAGCTAGAAATACTTGGTATACAGATGTTTACAGAAAACCTGCTCAAATTTCTTTACAACCAATAAACAATATTGATGTTAATAATTCAATGTATCAAGAGTTAACCAGTAATTATCAGAACTATTATATGGTTGATAAAGATGGAGATATTGTTGAAGATTATTCTGAGCAAATACAAAATTTACCTAAAAGTGGGCCTTTATATGTCACATCTTCAAACTCACATGGAGAAATGGCAGTACAAACTATTATAGATGGAGAAGCTTATTATATCCTTCCTAATGAGGGTAATACAGCTTCTGGCAATGTTCTGATCAACTTATCTATGCAAGGAGTTGATCCAAATTCTCAATATTTCCTAGAAATGTCTGATAGGACTTCTTCTAATTTATTGCATAACCTAAATGCTACTGGAACAAATTCAGCAGGAACTAAGTCAATTGTTACTAAAGTTAACGGAGAATTGTTATCTTTGGAATTGGTTGGCGATCAAGTTTTAGTCAGAGACCCTGATGCAAATTTGAATAGTGAACCTGAAGCTGTATTTGATAATATGCAGCACTTTGTTAGGACAATGTATGCAATGCCTTAAAATATGCCAGAAGAAGAAGTAAAAGGAACAGTAGAAAAATCATTTTTTGACCAACTAAGAGAAACTAAAGAAACTATTGATACTCCTGATACTTATGCTTCAGGTAATATTACTGGTATAACCTCTGCCAATCAAAGGAGAGGAGCCACTCTTACAGGACATTATGCAGAACTTAATAAGGATGTTCCCTTAGACCCATTTAGTAATTCTAAAAATTGGGAAAGATTAGGTTATTCAGAGCAGTCTGCTATTGATGTAGCTTACAATACTGCTGTAGGAGGTCTTATAAATGTAGCTGCTGGATTCTTAGAAGGTGTTTCTTCTAATGATGTTGTAGGCATTTATAATATGTCTATGGGAAATACTGAAGAAAGATATGGAAATATTCTTCATGAATGGGCTAATGATTTAATGCAATATTCAAATGATAAATTTCATATTTATCAAGGCGGAGATAATTCTCCTTTTTCATTTGAATATTGGGGTAAACAATTACAATCAACTGGTTATTCTGTTGGTATAATTGCTGAGATGTTTGCTGAAGCTGCATTGTTGAAAAAAGTTTCAGGTAGTGGTCTTAAACTTCTAAGTAAAGGAACTTCTATTTTAAGTAATCCAATGGTCTTTGGTTCTTACCAGGGTATCAAAGAAGCTTACATGAATGGTCTTCAAACTGGTGAACAAACTTATAGGAAATATCTTGATGCAGGTTGGGATGAAGAAACAGCAAAGAAAAAAGCAAATGAAGCTTCTACTTTAGGATTCAGAATGGAAGTATTACCATTAATGACAATGAATGCACTTCAATTTGCAAGTCTTGGTAAATACAATCCTTTCATGAAAAAAACTCCTAATTTAGGATTTTCAGGAGGCTTTGAAACTTTAGGAGATATTGCTTTCAAAGGAGTTCAAAATAAGTATGTAAAAAAATTAGCTGACTATGGAGTTAATATAGCTGGTGAAGCTATTGAAGAAGGATTTCAAACTGGTATAGGAAAAGAGGCTCAATACAAAATTGGTTTAGCTGATGGAATTGTAGAAAGAGCTGATCTAATTGATAGATGGTTTGATGATGATGAAATGAGAGATTCCATGATAGGAGGTGCTATAGGTGGTGGTGCTTTCAGATTTATTGGTAAGAGAGTAAACAATTTGACTAAAGGAACTGAAGTCAAAAAACAAGAAGCAGAGTATGATGATTTCTTGATGAATGTTGCAAAAAGAATCAAAGATGATACAGCAGATTTGAAAGTAGCTGTTGATAATGGAGATATTGAAAAAGCAGATATTATAAGAAATAGAATGCAGGTAAATAGTGTTTTTGAATCCTTGAAAATGGATTTGATGAACCAAAAAGAAACTGCTTTTGAATCTTATGTTTCTACTTTGAAAGATATGAAAGAAGCTGCTGAAAGTAATAACATAGAAAAAATGAAAATCTATGGTATTACTGAACCTCAAGATGTTTCTTACATAACTGAAAATTTTGGTAAATATATTGATGATGCAGTAAACATTAAAGAAAAGTTAATTTCTACTTTAGAGTCTACTAATGATTTCAACGCTGCTTTGCAAATCACACATACTTCTAAATTACTTGAAGAACTTACTGAATATGAAAATAGAAGTCAGAAAACTATAAATGATTTTAAATCTACTGATAAAACTTATTTGCAACTTTCAGATATTGGTAAACAAAAATATAATTTGTTTACTGAAAGAATGGCTTTATTGTCTAAAGCAAAACATGATTCTATTACTTCAGAACAAAGAGAAAGAATTGGAGAAATTAATCAGGAGTTAAAGACTATTGAAGAGGAAAACAAAAAGTATAAAGGTAGAGCAAAAGATTCAAGATTATTGGATGCTATTGATAGTACTAAAATTCTAAAAGAGCAAATTAATATTTATGAGATGCAGGATCACCAGGCTAATTTAACTGAAAGATTAGCTTATTGGAAAGACCCTAAAAATCAAAAACAAGAAAGAATTGAAAGAGCTAAGAAAAAAGTTTCAAAAGCAAAAAATAAAGAGGCTTTAGATCAAGCAAAAGAAAGTCTCAAACAAGAAGGTAATTTGACTCCAGAGATGGAGCAAAAGATTAATGCTAAATCTGAGCAAGTAGAAATTAAAGATTTTGCAAATGCTGGAAATGTTGATACTCCTTTTGGTGCTGTTGTAGCTCCTACAGAAGATGAAATAAATAGATCAAATGTAGCAGATAAACCAGCAAAAGTTACTTCTACTCCATTTGGAGATGTAGTTACACCTACAGTAGATGAATTAAAACCTAACAAAGACAGAGAGAAAAAATCTTCTGAAATTGTTAAAGATTTAGGCATTGATAAAAAAGGAGATGCAATAATCATTAACAATGATGATCTTTTTCAACCTGCACAGTTAGGAGAATTTACTCCAAAACAATTAGAGAAACTAAAAACTTCAGTTGGTGATTATGTTGCAAGTCTAAAAGCAGACTTGAAAAAAGAACCAACCTTCTCTGATTTTGTAAGAGATTTTATTAAACACAATACTAAAGAAGCAACTGATAGAGCTTTTAATGCTTTGATTGAAGGATGGAAAGCTAATGATTTTCCTGTAGCAGATTTTGATGCTGTGTACAATGAAATTTTTAAAGATAGAACTTCAATGACTTCAAATATTTTGAATATAGCTGAAGACATGATTGAAGGAGAAAGTATTGAAAAAATTTCAACTCAAAATGAAAAAAATATTAGTGATACAGTAAATAAAAAATCTCCTACTGTTGCTCTTGATAATAATACAAATCAACCTATTATCAAAGACACTAATCCTTTCAGAACTTCTTCTCCTGTTTTGAAAGCAGCTCACTTATCAATTCCTTACAAAAGAGAAATTCTTGATGTTGATGGTGAAAAAACTATTGTTGACACAGATACATCTGAAGAATTAAATGATGCTTCAGATGTAAATTCAAATAAATTACTCGATCCAAATAAATTTGGTAAAGGAACTAAATTGACTGTAACTATCCCTCATAATTTCAAAGAGATTAAAGTAGCTACCTGGCTAGATGATTATACAAAAGGGCCATCAATGACCTTTGGACAATGGGAACAAAGATTTAATGTCAACCAGTATAACGAAACAAAAAGTTTAAATACTAATTTCTCTAAACCATATAAAAAGAAAAATGATGGTAGTGGTTTGGTATCAGTAAAAATTAATATCACTACTAGAGATGGTATTAATATTATAAACTTTGAAACTTTAAATTCAAATAAAAAAGGAGAGCCAATAACAGAAAGTAAAAAAGGCTACAACAACATTCAAGAAATTATTGAAGACTTGAATATTACTGATGTTTCAGAATTAAGAACTTTAAAAGAATTAGGAGAAGTAGGAAATACTTTTTCTGTCACTGAAATTAGAGTGGCTAATAATGGAAGTGCTGCTGCTACAATAGTAGTAAATGGAAATAACTTTGAAGTTAGTATTGGTGAAGTTCAAATAGTAAACAATAAAGAACTTAATCCAAGATGGGTTGAAAAAGTTCCTATGATTGCTTTTGATTCTGAAGGTGAAGGAGTATTTTTTATTCACAGCAATGATTGGTATAATGGTATCAATGTTGGCTTTAAAGATGATTTAGCTAAACAATCTGAAATCATTACTGAAGCTAGAAAAAATCTTACTGATCTTAGAACCAAAGTAATTACTAAAAGTTCTGTTTCTATTGAAATTGAAGAAAAAAGACCAGGAACTTTTAAGACAATTAATAAAGATCAACCTGCATTAACTTTACAACAAGCTAATCCACAAACTCAAATTGGTATTGCTAATGACCAGGGAGAATTAGTTGTCAATGGTAAAATATTTGAGACAGATGGAAAAGTTTTAATCAATGAACAACTTTTTGAAAGAGGTCATACTTATGACATCAGACAAACAGGAGTCAATGAATACATGGCTTTCAAAGTTTTGAGAGATAAACTTTCTCCTGCATCTATCACTACAGTACAAAAAGCTGTAGAAGTTTACTTGTTCCAATTTGATGAGAATAGTATGGCTTCCGATAATGCTAAAAACAAACAGATAAGAAATGAAGTTTTAAAAATCTCTGGTTTGGATTTATTCAGAAGAGAAGATTTTGAAACTTACATAAATATGTTTATTCCTACTGTTGTAGGTAAATTTAATGGCACTCAAGATATTACTAATAGTGTACAAGCAAATTCAAAAATTGCTCATGGTACTCCTTATGTTTCAGTACAGAAAGGAAGTTTAGTTTTTGGTATCAAAGGGGTTCCTATTTCAGGAAAAAATACTACCCTGTATATTCACCCTAGAAAAATTTCTGATCAAGGTGGTCCAGCACAAATGAAGTCAATGTTGGGAACATTCAATACCATTATCAATAAGTCTACTCAAAATGTATCTAAAAAAGGATTAGCCAGGAAGAATACAATGGCTATGATTAATTTTGATGGTTCTGTTACTCCAACAAAAAATTATGAAGAATATCTAAAATCTGCATTAAAAACTAATGTAAAATCTTTTGATATTGGAGAAGAAGGAAAACCAAATTTTGTAACTATTATTCAACCTGTAATTACTTTTAAAGAAAGTAATGATCTACAGAATAAAGCTGTTGTAGAGCAAAAAGCTAATCCTACAGTTATTGAAGAAGCTGCTACTAAAATAGTAGAAGAAAAACCAATGACAAAAGTTGAATCAGCAATATCACAAGTAGCTGCCGAAGAAGTTCAGAAAGAAACTAAAGCTAAAAGAGCAGCTTTAGATATTGATGTAAAACAAACTTTAAGAGAGAGTTTAGCTGCTCTTAGAGAATTGGGAGTTCCTGAAGATGATCCTAGTTTGCAATTTATCTTAGAACAATTAAATGAAGATTCAGATTATGCACCAATAGTGATAACTGATGAAATGATTCAATTGATGAAAGAAGAGATAGATGGAACTACAGGACTTTCTATCCTTCAAGATTTTCAAGTTGTAGATTATATCTTTAATGAAATTACAAGTAAAGTAGACTTCAAACATAAAACTGCTGTCAGTAAAGAAATGCTTCTTAAAGATATTAAGGATGCTTACTTTAATTTGATTGAACCTAAGAAACAAAAAACTCAATCTATAATTGAGAATCTTAAAAAAATCAATTTAGATAATCCTAATGAGAAAATGACTACTCTCATTAGCAAGATGGAAACTGAAATTGAAATCTTTAATACAATCAAAAATAACTGGCCTAATATCCAGGATAAAGCACTTGAAAAATTATTCAAGTATACAGGTATTCAAGAGTCAAAAATGTCTGTAGTTGAAATTGAAGATGCTTCTACAGAACAAGAAAAAAATTATTCTAAATCTTCTTTGGAAGAAAATGGAAAAACTACTGCTTCTTACAGATTAAAAAGATTTTTCTCTGGTATTAAACAAGTGGATGCAGGAGGTAGAGTTAAAACAGGATTCTTAGGTGTTCAAACTTATGTAGGATTTGATACTGTCTATTCAACAATAGAACAAGTTATTTCATCTCCTTATGAAATTGATTCTAACTTCAATGAAATGATATTAAGGTTAGAAGATAATGTAGTTAATTTTCCTTGGTTAAGACAAGTTATTGATGAACTGAATGTTGCTGATGAACAAATCAAAAAAGAGTTTGTCTATAACTTTGCAAGACATACTTTGTCAATGAAATTTGTTATGTTCTCTAAAAACAGAGATAACACATATACTCTTAAAGTATATGATACAAATGCAAATGAAATTACAAGGGTTATTAGAAATCAATGGGAATCTAATTTTAAACAAAGTCCTTTAACCTATGTTGAAGATGGAGTTTACAAAATCAACAAACAAAAAGCTAAATTACTTTTGGAAAGATTTGATTCTTGGAAAGAACAATTCAAAGCTAATCCTGGCACAAGAAGAAATGCAAGTACTGTAGAAATCAATTCTAATGAACTTAGACAATGGTTAGAAGATTTTGGTATCAGTCTATCAGATGAAACAATATCAGAGCTTAAAAATAAACCTATTACTTATATGACTAATGATGGAAAAGTGAATATTACTTTCCCTCAGATGTTTGATAAGTCTCCAACTACTGCTGGTATCTTTGGATTACTTGCTGATTACCTCCAGAATATAATAACTAAGGCAGATACAACCTTTGAAGAAAATCCTGACAATCACCCTTTCAATAATGCAAATAATGTTCTAAAAACTTTGGCAAAAATTGAAAGTAAGTATTCTACTTTTGCAACTACAAACTCTTTCAGAGATGGAGATAAATCAATCTATGGTTTTACTCCTACTAAGCATACAACTGATGTTGCAAAAGATTTGAAGTTCAATCAAGATTTCAGAAATCAATTGCTTAATAAGTCTTTCAACAAACATTCTTATATGTTACAAATGTTGAATACAGATCAAGCATTTGCTGAAAAGTTCTATGTAGATCACTTAGGAATTACTTCTTTGAAAGAATTAGGTAAAAAAGTATTTGGAGATAATTCAGTTACAGCTTTATCAGATTCAGATCATGAATTAACTAAGCTAGGTTTGTTCCAGGATATTGAACAAGGTGAAGTAAATGGTACTATAGGTAAAGAAGGTTTTGTTGATTTTAGAATGGCTAGAATGTTTATGCCAACTATGTCTGATAAATCTCAAATGTTGGATTTACACACAGCAGTATTAAACTTGACTAATAAACATTTTGTTATTGATTCTAATAATAATGTTACTATAGAACAAGAACTGAAAGAGATTATGTATTCTCAATTAGTTAGACCAGAACTTGAAAGAATCTACAATTTTGTTAGCACAATTAAGAAGACTAACATCAAAGGTTATGACATGGCTGCTCAAATGTTCTTGATGATTCCAGAACTTAATAATTTGACAGATAAGAAAACAGGTAAAAGAGCTATATCACTTATGGCTAATGCTCCTGAAGTATTTAATATCACTTGGTTTGAAACAAACTTTAAAAAGAAAATTGGAGATATAATTTCAAATATGGTTGTTACTGAAGTTAACAACAAAATGAAAGAATGGGAAGAAAGTGGATTCTTTGAACAAGGTAAAGAAGGAAGTTTGACTAAAACAATGTTCCTTAGTCAAAAATACTTAGACAGACTTCAAGGAGATACTTTGACAAAAGTTAAATTAGCTGCCAATGATTTTG